GGATGTGGGATTGGCTGGTTGGCCCGACTTCGCTTTGCCCGCCCGAGATGGACTGCCTGTCGCCATACGTCGACAACGACGACGACAGTGCGCGCCCGTACAATGCTTGGTGCCCCTACGTCGGCGAGGACGGCACGCGCTACGGTATGGTGCGCGATCTTCGCTCCCTCCAAGATGAGGTGAACAAGCGGGCATCCAAGGCCCTGCACCTACTGTCCGTCCGCCAAGTCAAGTATGAGGCGGGGGCTGTTGCCGATATCGAGGAAGCGAGGCGCGAGCTCGCCAAGCCGGACGGCATCATCAAAGTCAACAAGGGATTCTTGTTTGAGCCATTGGAGCAGACTGCGCAGATCCAGGGAAACCTGGAGATGATGCAGGACGCCAAGGCGGACCTCAACAACACCGGCCCCAATCCTGCACTTCAAGGCAAGGGGGTTGAACAGCAGTCCGGCCGCGCCATCCTCGCCCAGCAAAACTCCGGCATGGCGGAACTGTCGCCCGTTTACGAGCGCATGCGCGAGTGGAAGCTGAGCGGCTATCACATGGACTGGAATAACGCCCGCAAGTTCTACACCGACGACAGGTACATCCGCCTGACGGGCAACGCCCAGGCCAACCAGCATCTACGCATCAACGTCCCTATCGCGGACGGCATGGGCAATGTCACGGGCGTCGAGAACCAGATCGCCGAGATGGACGTTGATATCATTCTCGACGAGGGCCCGGACACCGTCACGATGCGAGAGGAGCTGATCGAGCAGCTATCCGACCGACCCGACATCCCGTCAGAGGTGCTGATTGAATTGTCCAATCTCCCTGACAAGGACGCACTGCTACAGAAGCTGCAGCAATTCAAGGCGCCCCCGCCCGAGATGATCGAGCTGCAAAAGCGGATGGCCCAGCTCGAGGAGCTACAAAAGGCGGCCGACATCGACAAGACGCGGGCGGATACGGATAAGGTTCACACCGACGCGTTCGTTGCGGCCGCGGGTATTGGCATGCCGCCCCAGATGCTGCCGCAGATCGGCGAGGTCTTCCCGTTCTTTCACCGCGAGCCATCATTTCTCGACCAGGCCCAGCACGTCTCGGGTGGCCCACCCCCAGGGATGAATGGGCTTGCGGGTGGACCCGGCGCTCCTCCAGGCCAGCCGGGTCCACCACCACCCAACGCGCTCGGCGGCCCACCTGGTCAGGGTGCCATGCCTCCGGGCGCCGAAGCACCGCAGCAGGATTTCCTGGAGCAATCGTCTACGCCTTGGGTTCCCGGCGAGGAACCGCAGATAAATCAGGCGGGCGGGCTTCCGCTGCCTCCGGGTGGGGTTTGATAGGAGGAAATTGCCATGGCCGACGATACCACATCAATGCAGCAATACATGCAGCAGCTTGAGAGGCAGCATCAAATTGAAATGGCTCTGAACGGAACCATATCTGGTGGCCTTGGTGTTGCGACGGCTGCCGCGCCATTTGTATCTGGTGGGGCAGGAGTAGGCGCCATGCCTCTGCTTGGGATGCTTGGTTACGCCTCGGGATCGAAGGCTTTAGATGAATGGCGAGCAGCGCAGCGGGCTCGTCGTGGTGCGGCCATGTGGGGCAATACTGGACTGCCCGAAGGACCGTCGCCAGAGGAGTGGCGCAATAAGCTCGGTGAGTGATCACGCCCTAGGATCACCCGGTTAAAATACTCATCCGGCGCCAGTAGCGCTTCAATGTTCACGGTTTCTATCTCGCCTGAGTAGCACCAGCCCTTGGGCCAGCCCTCGGCGAGACTAAGTCTAGGCTTTGTCGTTTTCATTCGCTACTCGCACGGGTGCTCGTGGGTGAAGAACTGCTCCGCAGCGACACGGCAGGGCGCCTGAAGCTAGCGCAGTTCAGCAGAGAACTCCCCGAATAGACGGGTAGCGGCTCTGCGGTACGCATCTTCGGCCTCCTCGCGTGTCTTGAACCAACCAAGATAGTGCGTTGTGCCGTTGTACGCAATTTTAGCTTTGTAGCGGTTGTGTTTCGCGTAGAAGCTCACCCCTCTGGAGCCTGATGTGTTGTTCTTGTGAGTGGCGGAATTCGCTCTCTGCTGAGAATCTGTGGCCTCCCGTAGGTTAGCGATGCGGTTGTCGGCTCGGTTGCCGTTGATGTGGTCGATCTGCATTGATGGCCATTCACCGTAAACGTATAGCCACGCCAGTTGGTGCGTGAGCCACTGCGCTCCGTCGATGCCAATGTAGTGATATCCCTTGCCAGTAGAGCCGCCCGCAATGGCTCCAGCCTTGTAGCCTCCCGCATCTACTGTGCGCCGAAAGGTTCCGGCGTCCTGGTCGTACACGAACAACTCTTTTAGGCGCTCGCAAGTTAATCCGCGACGGTTTCGTTTTTTGATAGCCCATTTCTGGCGTTGAGTAAGCGGCATGTTCTCTCTCTATTTGGCTTAGTCCATTTTACCAGCATTCGCGTCTGAAGTCACATCGTTCCGCGCTCGGAACGGTGGAAAGACAGTTGCGTCCAGAGCGGTTCGTCGCGCCCGACGACACAGGGCGGTTCGTGGCTCCCCAACGATACTGGAGAAAAACGCAGTGGAACAGCATCAAGTTGAAGTTGCTCAGCCGCAAGCATTGCCTGCGGACGTTGAGTCGATCCTCCAGCCTATTTCGGCGGATCATCATCAGGCACAGCCCACAGCCGAGCCAGTAGCTCAGCCCGTCGTCGCGCAGCCGGCCCCACAGCCCGTTGTGCCGCCGACGCCAGCCGAGCCGTATCAGGTTCCCCTGCATTTGCTGATTGAGGAACGCAAAGAGCGTCAAGCCGCCCAAGCGCAATTGCGCCAGGAACGCCAGGAACTCGAAGCGAAAATCCGTCAGCATTTTGAGGCGCAGCAATATGCGTCACGACCTCAGCCTCAACCCATCGATCCGGTGGCTGAGCCCGAAAGGTTCGCTGCAGCCGTTCAGCAGGAGTTGGCCCGCAAGGACCAGCAAATGCAAAGCATGGCGATCCACAACAGGGCCAACACCTCCGAGATGCTGGCTAGGGACAAGCATGGCGATGCAGCCGTCGAAACTGCACGCGATGCTGCCAAGGCGGCAGGTTTAGGTGACTACTTCCTGAACCAGCAGCTTCCCTACCAGGAGCTGATGAAGTGGCACACGAGCCAGACCATCGCGAAGGAAATCGGCGACCCCGCCGCGTACAAGGAAAAGCTCAAAGCGGAAATCCTTGCTGAGTTGGCGAAGGGGGTGGCCGCGCCTGCCGCGCGACCTGGGCAGCCTCAAATTCTCCCGCCGTCGCTTTCATCCGCCACCAGGGCCAGCGCTACGTCCCCGGTGGTCATGGATGCGGGCGACTTCTTCAAATCGCAGCTCTTTGCGAAGCCGCAACGAACCTAGACGGGAACTCTCATGACCACCACCACAACGCCATCAGATCTCGTACTTACTAAGTGGAGGCAGCAGTATTGGCTGGAGTATGTCCGCGAGTCCGGCTTCAAGAAATATATGGGCACCGGCAGCGAGGGCATTACCTCCGTCATCCACACGGCGATGGAGTTGAAGCCCAAGGGCAAGACGTTGACGATCCCGCTCGTTGGTCGCTTGACCTCCGGCGGCGTGGTCGGCAACACGCGCCTGACCGGTGCAGAGGAGTCGTTGGGCAAGCACAGCCATTCGGTGACGATCCAGTATCGCAGGAACGCCATCGAATTCTCGGCCCAGGATGAGCATTACGACGCCTCCAGCGCTCGCGATGCCGCCCGCCCGCTGCTCAAGCAGTGGTCAAGCGAAAAGCTGCGCGACGATGTCATCGATGCACTGCATTCGGTGGCGTTCAGCGGCGCACAATGCGCAACTGTCACCGCGCCGCTGAATAGTTGGAACATCACGGCGACCAGCACCCAGAACAACACATGGCGAGCCGCCAATACGGATCGTACTTTGTTCGGCAAGTTGATCTCCAACAACGCCACCGACTTCGCCACATCGTTGGCTACTCTCGACAACACCGACGACAAGCTCACGGCGGCGGCAATCGGCGTCATGAAGCGGCTGGCCAAGACGTGCGATCCGCACATCCGGCCAATCCGCACCGACTCGGAAGCGGGTCGCGAGTATTACGTCCTGTTCACAAACTCAAGATCGTTCCGGGATTTGAAGGGCGACAGCACGATCATCTCAAACAATCGTGACGCTCGCTCCCGTGAGGGCAACGGCATGGATAACAACCCGCTGTTTCAGGACGGCGACCTTATCCATGACGGCGTCATCATCCGCGAGATCCCGGAGTTCCCGACGATCACCAACAGCGGATCAGTCGTCTGCGGCGGCGCCTTCCTTTGCGGCGCACAGGCGATTTGCGCTGCTTGGGGTCAGGAGCCGAGGCCGACCGAGAAGAAGGAAACCGATTACGACTTCTTCACCGGCGCGGGCATCGAGGAGATGGTTGGCGTCAACAAGATCATGCGCAAGCACGGCGTCGACGGGACGTTCATCGACAATGGCATTGTCACCGGGTGGTTTGCCGCAGTCGGGGACGCGTGATTTCGCTAGTGTTTTCAATGACTTATGCGATCGGCTCTTTCCAAATAGTTCCTCTGACAATTCGGCTTACCACCGTTTGGTCAAGGCGGAATTCATCGGCGAGAGCCTGCTGACTGATGCCGCCGACTGCGTAGCGTCGGCGGATTTCGCGAACCTGATCCCAGTTCACTTTCGCTCTTGGATTTGTTTCGCCTGGCATTGAGTTGATATTGCCGGGCAGACCCAAAACGCGATGAGCATGCAGTTTGTTCTCAGACGCAGTAACGACCTCAAGGTTCTCTGGTCTGTTGTCGTCCTTGATGCCGTTCTTGTGATTGATCTGCATTCCCTCCGGGATCGGGCCAACGAAGACCTCGTAGACGAGACGGTGGGCGTTGAACATGCGTGGGTGCTCGGCATTAACGCTTAACCTGTAGCGAGCATATCCCCGCAAGTATGCTGGCTTGCAAATGCGACCCGGCCTTGTGCCGGGCCCGCGTTTCAAGCGCATAACTCGCCCACGATTGGATACCGAATAGCAATCCCCATAGTTGGGGATGACCTTCCAAATCTCGTCGCTGTTCTGCATCGCATAAGTATAGCGGAAACACGCATCGCTGCACAGCTAAACAAGTCGAAACCCACAATCTTTCTCGAAGGATGAACTCCAATGGTTGACACAGTCACTCTTCCAAACGCGAAAACCGGCTATGTGGGCGTAGGCCCTGGCGGCAATCGCCAAATCGTTCACGCAACCGCAATTGCGGAATTGCCAACCACACAGATGCAGACCGGCGACATTACCTGGCTCATGTATGTTCCGGCCGGCGCCGTCATCGTTGATGGTTATGTGAAGGTCGACGATTTGGATACCGGCACATCACTAGCGTACAACGTCGGCGACTCGACCACTACCAACCTGTTCTTCGCCAACACGACCACTGGTCAGAGCGCCGGTTCGTCAGCGATGACGACAACCGCTCGCTACACCAAGTATGCGACGGCCACCCGTCTCAAGATGACGGTTGCCACTACGGCAGAGACCGCCGTAGCCGGCACGTTCATCCTCGGGCTGTCGTATTTCGTCGATCCTGAGATCAACGTGACGACCGGAATCGCGCCCGTGGCAGCGTAACAGACCAAGATGGGCGAGCCTGCGCAAATGGGCTCGCCCCAATTCTCAGACGGTGACGCACGGGCCGATCTACACCGCCAGCGGCGGTTGGCAGAACCATCCTACCGAGAGGAATTGGGATGGTGGGATCAAGTCACCAGCGGCACGCTTATCGGCCAAGCCATGCTGGCCGCTATCAGTCCGACAGTTGCTCGCCCCTCGCCATTTGTGCTCGGCTTAGATGGAATGTCTGGCCGTAGGTATCGGATATTCATCAACCAGTTGATGCGGTTGCTCGGATCTGACGCTCGCTACCTCGAGGTCGGATCGTGGAAGGGTTCGACGCTTGCCTCTGCCATCGAGGGCAATAAGGGGCACGCTTGCTGCATTGATAATTGGTCCGAGTATGGCGGCCCGCGTGAGGACTTCTTTGCCAATATCGCCGCCATCAGAACCGATGCCACGCTAGAGGTTATTGAGTCCGACTTCCGGGATGTCCGATATTCCAGCATCAAGGGCGGCCCGTTCAATGTGTATGTGTTCGACGGGCCGCACAATGAGCAGGATCACTACGAAGGGATCAGGCGCGCTCAGCATGCGCTCGCCGATAGCTACACCCTCATCGTAGACGACTGGAACTGGCTCGGGGTCAGGACTGGAACGCTGAAGGCGCTAATAGATGCCGGACTTCGCGTAGATCACGCCATCGAGATTCGCACCACTAAGAACGACAGCCACCCACCCGACAAGTACACCCGCGGCAAAAGCGATTGGCACAACGGGTACTTCATCGCTCAGGTGCGCAAGACATGAGGACAGGATGAAAGAACGCGTTTTCATTGCCATGCCGTCAGGTACGGGTAAGCCGGACATCGATTGCATCGTCAGTCTCAACGCGACGGTCCTCGATATGCAGGAGGCCGATAAAGAGAGGCCGGAGGTCAATTTCTTGCACGGCAACTGCTACGTGCATCTGTGCCGCAATCTTCTCACCCATCAGTTCATGCAGTCTGGTTGCAGTCATCTGTTCTTCTGGGATGACGACGTAGCGGCCCCCGCGGGCGCCCTGCGTCGCTTGCTCAGCTACGACCGCGATATCATCGTGGCGCCCTACCCTAAGAAGGTCGCGCCTGGTCTGCCTCCAACCAAGACATGGCCGTATGCGTTGACCGATGGCATACCCGATGACTTTGGCCTGCTTCAGTGCGACATGGTCGCAACCGGGTTCTTGCTCATCAAGCGCGAGGTCATAGAGGTTTTGTATGCCGAGCATGCGGGCCGCACGTTTTACCACGAGCCGTTCCAGTCCGATGTGATTGATCTGTTCCCAACGGGTCTCATCGATGGGTTTCCCAAGAATGCCAAGGGCAAGCCGATGTGGTGGGGAGAGGACTATGCGTTCTCCGTATTCGCCACACGTGCAGGCTTCAAGATTTGGCTCGATCCGGTAATCAAGCTCCTGCATGCGGGCCGCAACGTCTGGGCCGGGGATTTTACCAAGAGCGCCGCCGATAGACCAGAGAAGATGGGCTCGGCAGCGTGATGCGCCTCTGCTTCGTTGATCTCACGGACTGGGACTACAACGTCGATGCGCCTACGGTCGGGCCGCTCGGCGGGTCTCAGTCGGCGCTGTGTTACCTCGCGGTGGCGCTTGCCAAGGTGGGGCACACAGTCACGGTTATGTCCGGCACGAAGCGCCCGGCCATAGTATCCGGGGTCGAGTGCATCAACGCCCGCCTTTGCAGTGGTGCATTCTTTCGCGAGCGCAAGTTCGACGCTGTTATCGTCCTCAACTCGTCGAGCGGTAGCAAGCGGCGCTCCGATCTGCCGCCATCGACGAAGCTGATCCTGTGGACGCAGCACGAGACGGTGCAGCCGGCGATGTGCAGGCTGGCCGTCAAGGAGATCAGCGAGAATTGGGATGGCATCGTTTGCGTGTCGGATTGGCAGCGCAACTCTTACATCGAGACGTTCGGTCTCGCCCCTGATCGGCTGACCACCATCCGCAATGCGATCGCGCCGTCTTTCGAGGGGTTGTTCCGTTCGCCTGATGATCTGGTCAGGGCTAAGTCCAACCCGTTGACGCTGGCTTATACCAGCACGCCATACCGCGGCTTGAAGCATCTGCTCGACATCTTCCCGGAGTACCGACGAAGCAACCCGGAAGCCAAGCTAAGCGTCTTCTCGAGCATGGCTGTCTATCGGAAGCACGAGGTTTTCGACGCGGAAATGTTCAGCGGCATGTACGACGCCCTGAGGTCCACTGATGGCGTGGAGTACGTCGGCTCCCTGCCTCAGCCGGCTCTCGCCGAACGCCTCGCGCACGCGCACATCCTCGCCTATCCCAACATATTCCCGGAAACGAGCTGCATAGCTGTGATGGAAGCAATGGCCGCGGGAATGCGTGTGGTGACGAGTGATTTCGCCGCGCTCCCGGAAACGACTGAGGGCTTTGCCGATCTCGTGCCTATCGATTTCAAGGACGAACCAAAATATGTGCGGGACTACACGCGCGCCATCGTTGACCGCCCTTATTCCATCGAGACCGATGCCGCTGCGCTCTATGCCCAGGCAGTTCATATGAACCGGCATCACACATGGGCGATCCGAGCTCGCCAATGGGCGGAGTACCTGAATTGAAATCCATCCTGGTGACCGGCGGCGCCGGGTTTCTCGGCTCGCATCTGTGTGACCGCCTGCTCGAGGCCGGTCATGGGGTGCTGTGCTTAGACAATTTCGTCACGGGCAACAAGCGTAACGTCGAGCATCGCATTGGCCATCCGCGCTTTGAGTTGTTGCGCCATGATGTGACGCTTCCTCTGTATGTAGAGGTCGACGAAATCTACAACCTGGCGTGCCCAGCCTCGCCAGTTCACTATCAGCGCGATCCTGTGCAGACGACGAAAACCAGCGTGCATGGCGCCATCAACATGCTGGGTCTCGCCAAGCGCCTCAAGTGTCGCATTCTGCAAGCCTCAACGAGTGAGGTCTACGGCGATCCAAGCCAGCATCCGCAGCGCGAGGACTACTGGGGCAACGTCAACCCTGTGGGGCCGCGGGCCTGCTACGACGAGGGCAAGCGCTGCGCCGAGACTCTGTTCTTCGATTACCGTCGCCAGCATCACCTAGATATCAAGGTCGCACGCATCTTCAATACCTACGGCCCGCGCATGCACCCAAACGATGGGCGCGTGGTGTCGAACTTCATCGTGCAGGCCCTAAAGGGTAAGCCGATCACCATCTACGGCGACGGCAGCCAGACGCGATCGTTCTGCTACGTCGATGACTTGGTGCGCGGTCTGGTTCGACTCATGGAGAACTCGGACGGATTCACTGGGCCGGTCAACCTCGGCAATCCCTCTGAGTTCTCCATGAATGACCTTGCTGAACTCGTGATCGAGCTTACGGGATCGAAATCGAAGCTCGTGTATCTGCCGCTGCCGCAAGATGACCCGCGCCAGCGCCAGCCCGACATCGCGCTCGCCAAGACGGAGCTGGGCTGGCGGCCGACCGTGCCATTGCGCGACGGCCTGACGGCGACGATTGCATACTTCGAGACGATCCTAATGAAATCGGTGCGGCCGAATGGAAAGGCCCGTGCGGACATGAGTCATCAACCTTCTGAAAGGACAACCCATGTCCGTGCATCGTGATATCCCGATCGTCTGGAGTAAGCGTCACCAGTTTGAGGGCACAGACCACCCGGGTTTGCGCCTCAACAACCTGACGACCACGCAGCGGGACGCGCTGACGGGATCGGGTGGTGCTAAGGCTGGCGATGCCATCTACAACACCACGACGGGCCTGATTAACGTCTACAGTGGAAGCGCCTGGTTGCCAGACGGCACCGCTGGGACCGTCACCACCTCGGCAACCACGGCAGCCCTAGAATCCGGCAGCGATGTCGACCACTTCACCAAACTAACTATGACCGCATTCGCGATCGGCACGTCCGGCGACAGTTCTAACCTTGCGATTGGCGCGAAGTTCTACACCTTTCCGGCCGGCGATATCGTGGTCAAGGATATGGTGATTTTTGGCAAGTTCACCGCCGCAATCTCTGTCACGACCGATACACCAGAGTATGGTGTCGGTTCCACCGTTGGAACGGGCGCCGTCACAACGCTGTCCACCACCATGGAGGACTATATCGACGGCGGTGCGGCCGGCGGCGTCGTAGGCGGCACCGCGATTCTGCCGAACGTCGCGGGCGATACCTTCGTGTTAAAGGGCATGCTGGCGGCCAGCACCATGGGCGTTTGGATCAAGACCACCGGCGGACTGTCGCACGATTTGTTTCTGAACGTAGCTGATGGCTGGGCCAACGTGGACGCGGCAGGCGCTGTGACCTTCACCGGCACGATCACATTCAACTGGCGCAAGGTTTCCTAACCCCTCCCCTCCTCTCCCTCGAAGGCCTCCGATCATGAGCGACGCTTACGGCGCCATCGTCTCGCTGACGCGTACCAGCGATACGAACGCATACACAGCCAATGATGTGCTCGGCGCGGCCACGGGGTCAACCGCTGCCCTAGAATTCAAGGGCATGGGTGAATCCGGATCGCGCATCATGATTACCAGCACGCAGCTGGAAATTGACCGCAACGCCGTCATATCGGGCGAAACCAGCTACCGCTTGCATCTTTACAACATCACGCCGCCTAGTGCTTATGGTGACAATGTTGCTTGGGACATTCTGACGGGTGATCGCGCGTCTTATCTTGGCTTCCTAGAGCTCGGGACTGCCGTCGATCTCGGTGGCACGGTCTACGTCGAGCAGAACATCGTCAACAAGCAATTAGCGCTGAGCGGTCAAAGCCTGTTCGCCTATTTGGTGACCGTTGGCGCCTATACGCCACAGAGCGCAACGGTACACAAAATCACGCTGCATGCCGTAAAACTCTGATGGATACCGTCAAAAAACTCATCATCCTCATTGGCGGTGCTGGTGGGACGCCTATCGGCTCCGTACCCGATGAAATCCTCTGGGACGATGGCGATGTCATGGCGTGGGACGAGGATGTTAACGTCTGGATAGCATGGGACGACTGACACCATGAGCACCGCTGTTACTATTTCTGGCTCTAGCGCGCATGCTTCTGCGTCGGCCACCGACCGCATCCCAGCGTCGAAGGCCGGCGTCAAGGGGTATCTCACCAACAGCCAAATCAGGGATTACATCCTTGGCTTAGCGAATACGTGGACAGGGCAAAATATCTTTGCGGCCGGCACCGTCACGACCAGCAAGCCGCTCACCAGCAGCCAAACATGGAATAACGGCGCCACGGTCTTTACTTCTATTAGCAGTGCGATTACGGACACGGCAAGTGACGGCAATTCAAAACATATCGATTGCCTGGTGGGCGTGTCGTCGTATTTTAGTGTCTCCGGTTATGGAATAGTTCGCGCTGGCGCAGCCTTCACGGATTCAAGCAATGCGTTTGGGCTTGGCGTTCGCAGCAGCGCTGCGATGCAGATAACAAGCGCCCTGGCGCTTGCGTGGACGAGTGGGTCCTCTTATGGCGATACGCAGGATCTCTTTATCACGCGCGGCGGCGCCGCCTCTCTTCAGCTTGGCGCCGCCGATGCAGATACCAATGCGGCCGCCGTCGCGCAGACGATCCGCTCTCAGGGACTCGTTACTGGCGGCTCATCGGATCAAGCTGGTAAAGATTGGACGTTCATCGCCTCGCCTGGGAAAGGGACTGGAGCAGGCGGCAGCTTCATATTCAAGGTGGCGCCTGCGGGCAGCACGGGCTCAACGCCGAACACGCCCGTCGCCGGCCTAACCATTGCGAGCACGCTGCTTGCGACATTGGGCGGGCCGCTTTCGCGCGGCAACGTCGTCACCAAGACGGGCGACTTCAGTCTGGCGGCTACGGAGAACTGGGTGATATGCAACAAAGGAAGCGACACGCAAGTAACTCTTCCTGCAGCATCGGCTTGGCCAGGTCGCGAGATTTACATGAAGACAATACAAGCACAGACTGTAACATCCGTCTCGTCCAATGTTGTTCCCAATACTACGGCAAGTGCCGGAACTGCAATTTTACCCGGAACTGACGGCGCATGGTGCATCATGGTTAGCGACGGAACTAACTGGATCAGGATGGCTTCTAGCACAATCGCTTAGGGCTCTCCGGATTTCACTTGTGAATAGCGCCAAACCAGAGTAGTGCCAAATTCGGAACTTGATATTGGGGGCGGAGCGGGGAAATGGCCGAATACAGTGACCATAATGCCTTGGTCCAGCTATTGAAGGAGCATTACGGCAACGGCAGCAGCTATCAAGCTCCCGCGCCCAGCATGCCAGGTGTTACACTAACGGACCCGAAGCGAAGCGAAGGTGGCTTTTATCGCCCAAACGGCGACCATGCTTACTATCTGCCGGAAGGGCTCGTCGGTGATCTACCGTATCGCTACCAAGGTGTGGGACTGCACGGGGGGATAGCGGCATATGGCGCCGCATCCGCATTGGATGGGCTGGCAAGCAAACTTGCCGGCGGCCGAATGGGAGGGCCTGGGTGGCTTGGATTGGTTACCGCATTAGCTAATGCTGCGTACGTGGCCTGGACGATTGGCAGCGGGCGCACGGCGCCGAAGCCAAAAGTCAACGACCCGATGCCAGCTAATGATCTAGCCTCGATCCTGAGCAATAGGTATGGCGAAGGCTATCGCAATCCCTTGCTTGAATTGGATAGCGCCGACCACGACACACGTAATGTGTTGGATCGCATGAAATGAAGAAACCACCAACCACCGTGGCCGCGACACCAAAACGAAGTCGCCGCCACGATAGAACAACCGTCATTATACGCGCCGCACTGATGCGCGCCCATGTAGAGTTAGCCCCAATGCGGGATGCTTTACGACAAGCCGCCGCAAAGAAAGGCTGAGCGTATGTTCGACGACTGGCGCATCAAGCATGCATCCTCGATCCCGGAGTTTGAGGATGCCGCAGCAACCGTCCAGGAATGGCGCAAGGAGATATTCCATTTCTTCGACTATCCCTTCACCAACGCCTACACCGAGTACCGCAACAAACTGATCCGGGCACTCAATGGCGCCGGCAACGGGTACACGTTTCCAATCCTCCGCGCCAAGGCCATGCGGATGCGCAATCTCGGGGGAGACTTCACGATGTGCGAGATGTGCCTCGGCCAATTCGAGGCCGATGCGGTCGAAACAGTCTCTTACCCGGTGCCGGGCAGGGAGAGCATTGGCGTTAGCAACAAGTGTCCAGCGTGTCGCGAGTTAAGCGGCTTTCCGGTATTGAGGGTGTAACTGATAACAAATGAACACTCGTCACATCGGACCTCCGCCGTGGAATTTGTCCGTCCCGTATTTGGCGACAAGCGCGTGCAATGGAGTCGAGATGGCTTCGGCAAACGATATCTCCACGCTATCTGGACCGGGCTCGGGCGGCGGTCCTTTGCTAACCGTGAACATCGAATAATGGCAGTTCAGGCAACTCTCCGGCAGTTTCTTGGCGGCGATCCGCATTATGCGCGCCACGGGCGCTCGGCTTTTCGGATCGATAGAGACCTTGTCAAAGATGGGCAGCCGCCTGAAAGCCTTCGCTGGATAGTCGCCTTTGCAGTACTCGCATTTGCGCATCGGGCCAGAATACAGCGACTCAGCGAGAAGAGCCTTGGCGCGGATGATTTCAAACGAGTACCCGCGCCCAGACCGATTGACGTGCTTGATCAAGCCGTTTCTGTTCTCGGTTACGGCATTCGTGGCCCGATAGTCGAAATAGGCGAATATCTCCTCGTGCCAGCGCTCCACCATTCTGGCCACTACCCCGAACTCGCGTCTGATTTCGGGCGCGAGGCTGGCAGCCCAATCAGCGAACAGCTTTTCAGCTTGGATGCGGTTGGTCATTTGCCAGATGTTGTGAAACGCCTCCTTGGCGAGATACGCAGCGCCGACAACTGGATCGTTCTTGATAATCCCATCAAGGGCCAGTTCCTGCGCCGGGGAGAGCCTGTGGGCGCGTTTTCGCAGGATGGTGACGTTCCGTCTCGGATTCTTGCCGGTGCCTCCCTCGGCCTTCCTGCGGGCTTTGGCGCGAACCTTCTTCAGAGCATCGTCGGCGTACCGCAAAACGTGGAACTTATCGATAACGACGACCGCGTTCGGCAGGTTGCCTCGAACCACATCCTTGTAATGGCCCGTCATGTCGATGGTGACGATCTTAACGCGGTCGCGATGCTTCATCTGCGAAAGCCAGCGGGCGACCTCCCATTTGCTATGGCTGCCGATGATATCGATGGGGCGACCAATCCCGAGGTCCATGAATATGGCCCGCATGCGCCTATCAAGCATCAATTCGTCAATCCCGAGGGCAACCGGCGCCTCGGTGACGTGATTGTGGCCTTTCATCTTCGATTTGAAGTAGGCCGTGCAAATGCTTCTGACTGTCGCCTCGTCCACACCTATGTCGCGCGCCACTTCGGCAAATGTGCGCGGAATGCCCTGCTGCTCGACATAGGCCACACAGCGCTTAGTCATCTGCCGGTTGGTATCCATGTCCGGCAGAGGTTGCATGGATGTCTCATTGCAATCGCGGCAGCGGAAGCGCTGGACTTTGCAGCGAATAACGAATTGTTTGCCGAATGCGGGAGCGTCCCGGTATTCGACGGTCTTGGTGCCATGACGGTAGAGGCGCCCAACAACGCCGCATTTGGGACATTCCTCCAGTGCCGGGCCGTAGGTCGCTGTGGCCTCCTGGACGTTACCGACGATCTTGACCTCGGTAACGTCCCAGCCGACGAGCATGAGGGCGTGGTTCAAGATGCTTGCTTTCGACTCTCCAACTGGTTGTCGAGCGTTTCTAGGACGCGCCAGCGCCTTTCTAGGCACTGCATCGCAGGCACATCCATTGCCGCCTTGACCTCGTCAGCCCTGGCGCCAAACAGCCTCTCCAGCATCGGTGTAAGTTTTGCTCGCCTCTCAACTTGGCTCTGGTGGCGCGCGGCCCTCGACTTCGCATCGTCTTGGCGCCACTTGAGATTACCGGGCTCCATGCCCTCTATCGTGGGAGCAAACTCTGTCCCATCATCGCAAATATAGATCGTGGCCTCGACAGCCATCGTGCGCTTTTCTTCTCGCATATCCGTCTCCCCGTTCCACATCAACTTCCGGAGTCAACATAGTGGAGGAGAGATGCCTTGTCAACACCTAAAACCGGAAAGCCAGTTAAGCAGTTTCCACAGAAATGGGCACGCCAATGGTCATGGCCTTCCAACAACAACTTCCGAGTAGCCTCGCTTAGTAGATGGGGTCAAACAACAAGGAGAATGGTTTATGACCGAACCGGAAAAGCAAGCGATGCAGCAGGCTATCCAGGATCAGCTTGACGGCATGGAATTGCAACGCAACGGCGCTTTGAATGACGGGGTTAGTTTGCGAGCACAGCTCCTGGCGGCGCAGCGCAGGATAAGCGAACTAGAGGCCAGGGTTGGGGAGCCCTCCGTCGCGCCTGCCCATGCACCCAAGCCAGCTATCCATGCCAACGGGCACGTGGAGCAGGTGGCGAATACCTAAATGGCCCACGTCTTTGCAGACCGCGTGCTCGACTCCACCTCAACCACGGGGACGGGAGCACTAACGCTTAATTCCCCGTCGTTCAACGGCTACCAGAACGCGCGGGATGTTCTTGAGGACGACGACACAATCTATCTCACCGTTTCGCATCGTCTGCTGCCGCAATGGGAGATAGCCGAGTACACATATGGCGCTGGCGGCGACACCCTGACCCGCACAGAAATTCTGTCGTCAAGCAACGAAGGCAATGCCGTTAACTTCTCGTCTGGGATCAAGGATGTCGTTGGCGGCCTGCCGGCGATCATAATTGAAGATCTGGTTGCGATTGCGGAAGATCCCACTATGCTCGCTGCCAGCGTTGCGGCGGCGGCCACCTCCGCCTCAGGTGCCGCTGGCTCAGCCGCAGCGGCCGAAGCCGCGGCCGAGGCATCCGGCGCTATCAATTTCTACGACACCAAGTCAGCCGCGAACGCTGCGCTCGCGGGGCTGTCGAATCTTGCCGTCGTCGAGGTGTTCGTTGATGAGAGCCGCAACAGTCTGCGAACGCGCTACCGCAAGGAAAGCGGCGTATACGTGTTTAAGCTCTACATTGGCCCTAGCGTTATCGATGTATCGGCCCACGGCGCCACGGGCGACGGCGTAACAAACGACACCGCCAGCATTCAGGCTGCAATCGACGGCGCACCAGATGGCGCAAAAATTGTCTTCCCGCCCGGTACCTACCTGGTTGATGAGAACGGACTAACCGTCGTCAGCCGCAGCGATCTTGTTATCGACGGGCAGCTTGCGGTGATCAAATTCACCGCGGCAGCGGACAACACGCGCGGCAATCTCGGGTTGGTGTGGGTTTATATCGACGACTGCGCCAATTGCGTGTGGACACGCACAGTTCTTGACGGGCAAGCGTTCGACGGCGCGCAGATCGCAATGTCGAATAGTGCCAACTGCGAAATTTCCTATAACACCGTCACGGGCGGCGGCTATTTTTCGCAGATCGGCGCACTTGGCAATGAGGGCTGCAGGTATCTCTTCAATAGCGTATCCGACGGTATCATTGCCAACGGTGCCGGCGGACTGAAGATCGGCTATTACGCCACCGACGAGCTGGAGATCGAGCCGGTCGTGTTCGGAAACGTCGTTAGTGATACGGGCGGGTCCGCTATCAGCATGACCTGCACGGGCGGGGTGGTGTACGGCAACAATTGCCAAGGCGCTGTCGGCTCCGGGATCATATTCAACGGGGCGCTGGGCTTCACAACCACCAATCTCGCGATCACGGGCAACGTGTGCCGCAACAATGGCTTCAGCGGGATACAGTGTGACGTTGTGTATCTGACCGAGGACGACGTACCATCGGGCATCACGATCACGGGCAACGTCTGCAGCGTTCACCCAGAGGGCGGGATAGCGTTGCTGACCATTGACAATTCCACATGCGTCGGCAACAGCTGCAGCGATAATCTGTACGGCATCGTAATCGATGAGACATCAAACACGACGATTTCAGCGAACAGCTGCTTCGATACGCGAGCGGCTGGCGCGCGGACGCAGGTTGCTGGCATTTTGGTCAACGCAGGGGTCGGCACACGCCACATAAACGGTGTGATCGTTGTGGGCAACAGTTGCTACAATAACACCCAAGACGGCATCTCTGGCATAGCGGTGGGTGCGTCAGACGAGGTCAACGGGTTGACGGTCGCCAGCAATCAATGCCGCAACAATTCGCGATACGGCGTCCTATGCGTAAATAACGGTGCGTTTACGCGCCTAGCCGTTAACGGTAACAATTGCTCGGGAAATACCACCGCGGACCTCAGGGTTGACGTACTCGACGCCGCCATAAATGACAATGTTTATACGACGCAGGAGAGCGTCCAGAGCTACCTGCTGACAAACAATTCGACCACGCCGTCTGTGCTCGGGGGCCGCAGTGTGTTTACCGCCACCAATAGCGCGCCCACATCGATTACAAATTTCACCAACGGCGTGGATGGACAGGAAATAACGATCTATGCCACCAACGCCAACACAACGCTCGTTACAGGCGGATCAATCCGCCTGGCGGGGGATGTTAATTTCGCAATGGGCTCCAACAGCACCGTTAGATTGCGCCGCCTTTCAACCTTATGGGTGGAAGTGGGTCGCGCCGCGTAAATGCCGGGAACGCTGACATGACCACCACCATTGCCGCTAAGTCCACCGATACCGCGCGGCCTTTGCCTGTGCCTGTGGCGGTATCAGGAACCGGAGCGCCAATCGGCTCTCTTCCGATCGGGGCATCATTGGCCGGCCCGTGTCTGCAGGCGGCGAGCATACGAGGCAACGCGTCTTCTGGCGGCGTAACAGCTTCTGCACGGTGAACAATGCTCTCCCCCGGAAAGCACTACGTTAATAGCCCGATATCGCTTGCGGTCAATTTCGCAGACGCGAGCGGCAATGACTACGACCCGGAGGTTGTGACGCTGCGCATCATAGACCCGTGCGGCGTGGAAACCTCCTATGTCTACGGCACAGATGACGAAGTGACGCGCGCGGATTCCGGCAACTACGTCGGCACCATCAGGCCCGATCGTGGTGGGCGCTGGTATCGCCGCTGGGAGGCTGAAACAGATGATGTGATCGAGATCGTCGATGAGGGCGAATTCCTGGTGCAGTGGTCTAGGTTCGAAGACCCGATTTGGTCGATGGATTACGCACCATGACAAAGAACGTCGCAGAGCTTGCGGTCGATGTGCTGGGCGTGCGCCTTGGCGTGATCGATATCAACAAGTCGCCGACCGCGGCGCAGCGCGCAAGGGTGCAATCCCTATACGATCAAAAATACGCCGAGATGAGCCGGTTCGATCGGACGTATTGGCCGGCAGACGAGATCCCTGATCTCGTGTTCGGCGCGCTATCCCGCATCATTGCCGAGGAGATGTGCCCTGGCTTGGGCATGCAGACTCCCATGGAGCCCGACGAAACCGGCCAGCCCGTTTCCATCGGCACCAAGGGCCGGTTCATGCTCAATCGCATCTTGGCGACGGAGGCAACCGGCCTCCCGGTTAAGGCGACGTATTTCTGATGGCTGAGCCCATTCCCATATCCCTCGGTCGCGGCTCCAATGAGGGCCGGCACGGACAAGAGGGTGTTGCCTCTTTCGTCAATTGCTACGTCGAGCACTTGGGCGAGGGCGGCAAGGTCGAATGGCCGATCTATGCCATCAACGGGCAGGATAGCTTCGGGGATGAACTGACGAGCGGCGGCGCCATTCGCGCCATGCTCACCGTCGATAGCCAAGTGTTGACCGTCTCAGGGCGGCATCTGTACTCCACCAATGCGGGCGGTTCGCCCATGACGCTGGTGGGCGGCATTCCCTCCGATGGCTTCGTTACCATGGCGCGCAACCGACGCACGCCGACGCCTGACGTGGCCATCGTCAGCGATGGGCAGTGGTTCATATTCAACGGCGGGACATTGACGGAGGGCACCGATACCGATCTTCCCCCGCCGACCGCTGTCACGGAGATCGACGGTTATTTCGTCTTTCTCATTGCCGATGGGCGCTGGTTCATCAGCGCTATCGACGACACGACAATCGACGGCCTGGATTTCACCGAGGCGCAATCCTCGCCCGATCAGAATGTGATGGCTGCGGTTCGCGGGCGCGAGCTCATCATCATGGGGTCCAAATCCCTCGAGTTCTACGTGGACAACGCCGCCTCGGCCGATTTCCCGTTCTCCCGCGTCCAGACGGCCAGAATTGGCTGCTACGCGGCGGGATCGGTCCAGCAGATAATCCTACAGCCCCAATCCGGATCGGCCGTGGACAGCGTGATTTGGGCGGCTACGGACAGCGAGGGTACATACAATGGTATTCGGGTGCTGGATGGGTACTCGGGGACACGGATCTCAACCCCGCAAGTGGATCGCCTGGTGAGGGCGGAAAGTGATCCCGCCAATCTGAGGGCCATGGCTTGGACCGAGGGCGAGCATAGCTTCTATTGCATCTCTGGAACGGCGTTCTCCATGTGCTGGGATTCCGGCACCGGCCAATGGCACCAACGCAAGAGCTACGGTCTCGATCGCTGGCGGGCTCAGTGCCACGCCCAGATCGGGCAGGTGCATCTGTTCGGGGACTACGCCGACAACCTGCTCTATCAGTCTAATGCCGAAACATTCGATGAGGTGGGCGATCCCATCGTGGCAACGATCATCACCCCGCCCGTGCACATGTTCCCTCATTCGTTCGTCATCGACGATCTCTATATCGACGCGCTGACGGGGGTTGGCGTGAACTCGAGCCTGGATGAGGACGCCAATCCGCAGCTGATGGTGGACTATTCTGACGATGGCGGGGCGTCGTTTGGCGGTTTGCGGCAGATCGACATCGGCGCCGACGCTCAGCGCGGCATCGTCTTGCGCGAGTCACACTTTGGCATGTTCGACGTGCAGGGCGTATCGTTCCGGCTGTCTTGCTCGGCTAGGGTGATCAAGGGGTTCATGAGTGCGGCGGTGACGGCGCGAAAGCTGGCCTGATCCGATGGCCGATCAGCTTCTTCCGTCGCCCACGGCTCGGCTTACCAAGGACGACGGCCGCCCGGATGAGACGTGGTATCAGCGTTTGTTCTTTTTGTTTGCCGCGGTGAACGCGCTGCAAGGGCTAACCGGCACAGCCACCTATGACCCCGGCAATCTTGTAGACGGGGCCGGGGAAACGACGACTGTGACCGTTACTGGCGCGGCGCTCGGCAATTTTGCCGAGGTGTCCTTTTCCCTCGATCTGCAAGGTGTGACCCTTACGGCTTGGGTGAGCGCAGACGATACGGTCTCGGTACGCTTCCAAAACGAAACAGGCGGGGCCATAGATCTTGGTTCCGGCACTCTAACGGCGCGGGTGAGGATATGAGCGGCTGGTTTGACGGCTTCACTGGCAAGGCACAGAAGCAGCATATTCAGCAGGGCATTGATGCGGCCAATGCCGACCTCGCCAAGCAGACCGGCGCCATCAATGACGCCAGCGGCAAATACCAGGCAGGGTTTCAGCCCTACGTTCAGGGTGGCCAGCAAGACTATGCGACATACAGGAACGCGCTTGCCAACGGCACTGGCGGACCAGGCGGCTTCGATCAGCGGTATTTCGACCCCGAGGGTCCGCTGAACCAAGCGCGCCAAATAGACATTGATCGGCAGCGGCGATTGTCTAACGCGGGTGGCAATTATGGCGGCGCAGACGGCGGCCGAAGCGGCATCGGCGCGCTTGCTGATTCCCGTGTCAACTACCAAAATTATTACGGCGCCCAGCAAGATTGGCTGAACCGCCAAAAAGGCATGGTGGACTTGGGCTACGGTGCCACCCGAGACAGCGGCTCTGGATACATGCAATCGGCGGGATTGCTGTCAGGTGCCTACGGGCAAAACGCCGACAGGTTGATGAAGGGCTACGGCGATATGGCCGAAAACGACAGCACGGGTCTAAAGAACTCTCTTGCTGTTGCGGGCACCGTTGCCAAGTTTATACCCGGAGCAGGCGGCGCGGGCGGCATAAACTACGGCAATAACAACCTCGGCAAGTACTTTCCTGCTGGCAACGGCAGCTTCGGCGCGGCGGGGTAACGTCAATGGGCCGCTATGATGCGCTTGAGGGTTTCAATTCCCTCAACCAGTCTCTGCAGGAGAATGCGCTGAATGAAGTGGCGCGCAACAAGCTCGCCATGGAAGAGAAGCGCCTCGGCTTCGAGGGGGAGCGGCTTGGGTTCGAGAGGGCCTTGCAGCCGTTCAAGGTGCAGACGGCACAGCAGCAAGTCGATACGGGTAAGCTGGAATATGAGAAGAACTTGTCGCAGCGTTTTGGCGGGATCGGGCAGGCCATTCTTGCTGAGACTGACCCTGCCAAACAACAGCAATATGTCCAGCAGATTTATTCCCACCCAAAAATGAGGGAGATGCTGGATAGGGCGCTCCCGCCAGGCTGGCAAAGCAATCCCGCTCTGGTTGGGCATTTCACATCTCAGATCGCGCATGGATACAAAGACCCAGGCGCCGCGGCGCTGCAGGCAGCGCAGACGGCGGAGGCCACCGGCAAGGGCGCGCTCGCCATGCAGCAGTCGAAGGCCAAGACTCAGGTCAACGCCGTCACCGGCGAATACTACAATCAGATGGAGGCGCCGCCCGTGTCAAACGCGGGTCCGCAAGGCGCGCTCATCTTCGGCAAGGAGTTCGCGAAGACCGAGGCACCGAAGCTCTACGCGGAATCCAGCAGGCTATACGGGGATGCCGCCGATACCCACAACATCATGGGCACGCTCGAGGAATTGGCGCCGTATGCCAAGACTGGCTTTGCTGGGCCACAGTTGCTGCAGTTGCGCAAGCTCGGTACGCAGCTTGGCATCAAAGACCCCTCAATTGCGCCTACCGAGCTGTTCCAGTTTCTCGCTCAAAAAGGCGTGTTCGAACTCACGAAGCAGCTCAAGCCAGCATCCAACCTCGACATGATCGCTAGCGAGCGCGCAACTGCGAGTTTGCAATCCGACCCGTCCACATTGCCGGCGGCGCTTCCCGTGCTGAAAGCCGTCGCCCAGCGCTCCATGATCAAGCATCAGCTAGAGATGGAGTTCTATAAGCGCGGCATGCCGCCAGATACGCCGGCCATCATGGCTGAGGTCAACAAGCAGGTTCCGTTTGATCTGAGCGGCGTGACGAAGGTGCAGAACGGGCCGGCGGCTGGGCCTCAAGTCCAGAAGCAGAATACGGGTGCGCTGCCGCAGGCGCCGGCTCCCGGCACAGTCAAAACTGGTCGCGATGGCGTGCCGTACCGCTTCAAGGGCGGCAATCCTGCCGACGCTAATAGTTGGGAACGGGCTCAGTGAGCGGACCTTGGGAAGACTATCAGTTGCCCATGGCGAAGGCGCAAGTCGTGCCGTCGCCGGCATCGCCGCCGTCTGGCGGGCCGTGGGAGGATTTCCAGCAGCCAGACGTAAACCTTAGCCTCTCAAAAGGCGTCGATGTCGCCGCGCAAGCGCAAGCCGATGCCGATCTCGCCCGCAAGCAAAAGGTATCCAACTACGCTCTATCTCCAAACGCACCGAAGCAGCCAACCAGGCTTGGTGACTTCCAGCAGTTCGAGTGGGGCGAGGGATACCACGGGGTCGACCCAGCGACCGGGAAGCCGGCAGAGCTGCGCATCAACCCGGCTAAGGATTTCGTCGCTCGCGATCCAGAAACCGGCAAGCTCGCCGTCTACGCGCGACACGAAAGGAGCGCGGGCGCCGAGGCAGAGGCGCTGACCAATCAGCCGCGCGCCAGCGGTGCGCAGGGGCTGCTTGAGGGAATGGTCGTCGGCCCGATCGCGGGCATTCAGCGCAGCGTGCAAGCTCTCGGCGCGGCCGAGCGTGCAGCGCAAGGCGCCCGCGCCGTTGAGACGTTCGGCACCAAGACTGGTGCCGCTATGGCGACGGAGCGCGCGGCAGCAGCCGCGCGCGATGCGCAAGCCTTCAAGGATTTGGATGTTCGCAGGTTCGGCCCAGCCTTCAACCAAGGCCCCGTTGCGTCTATCGCCAAGCAGTTGACCGAGACGCCAGTTATAGGCGGGCCGCTCCGTAACGCGCTGGAGGAGAGCTATAAGGATACAGCAGCGGCTGGCAGCAGGATCGCCGATGCGATTGCGCCCTCTGCCAGCGTCGAGCAAACTGGCGCTGCGTTACAGCGCGGCCTGGACCGCTACCGCACAGCAGGCATTCGTGATCTTGAGCCAGGCGTGTTGGAGAACATGGGTATTGCGGCGCGGGCGCCCGTTCAGCCGCGCACAACCATGACGCAGGGAGCTGCGGAGCGCCTGGAGCAGGCCGGGCTAATCCGAGTAGCCAGCGGCGAGACGGCGCAAGCAACGACGGCGCGCGGCGCAACCGTTCCTGCCGCCCGTCCGCTCAACGAAACAATCACCGCCCGGCGCGGTGCCGAGGACATGAGCCAAGCGGAGCTCAACCGCATCATTCGCGCACCAAGCGCCGACACGTCCTTTGCTGCGCGGCAGGAAGCGTTGTTTGAGCACGCATGGAATCAAATTCCCGCCAAGCTCAAAATCAACAGCGCGGCCAACCCGGATTTGATGGCGGCGGTAAACACCAAGAATGCATTTCAGCAAATGGCCGCGGCCGAGGCTAAGGCTGGCATTTCTGGGGGCATTGTAGGCGGACGCTTCGCCGGCATGGCCGACCGCGTCAAGACCAACGTGACGCTCCCCGATCTCAAGCTGATGCGAACGGAGATCGGACGCTCGCTGTCCAACTTCGGCATCTATGATGCGCGCCTGGACCGTTCGCAGCTCAAGCATCTCTATGGCGCCATCTCGCGCGACATAGAGGTGGGCGTCATGGATCTCGCCAATCGCGCGCGCATCCAATCGCGGCTTGGCAATAACCGCGCCGATGCCGTCAGCCTGGACGCTGCCAGAAAAGCCGAGGGCGCGCTCTATGCGCTGCGTCGGGCTGATCGCTATACGCGCATGGGCATGGAGCGCATGGATCGCTTTGCCAAGCTGGTTGGCACCGAGAACCCGCAAGCCGCTGCTGGCCTACTCATTCGATCAGCCCTGGATGGCACCAAGGGCAACATGCAGATGTTGCGCACGTCATTGGCTGTCCTTCGACCGGAAGAACGAAGCCAAGTATCTAGGATGGTCTTCGAGGAGCTCGGAAAGCCGCAAGCATCGGCGGGCGGCATAGTGCAAGAAGCCAAATTCTCCATGGAGTCGGCATTGACGCGTTGGCAGGCGATGAGCCCAGAGGCGCGCAATTTGTTGTTTGGCGGCGAACTCAAGAAGGACATCGACAACTTCATTCATGTCGTGTCGCGGCTGGCCAATGTGGAAAAAACCGCCAACCGATCTCGCAGCGGCACCAACGCCATGAATCTAACCGCCTTGGTTGGATCGGCTGGGTCGATCGCTGCCGGCAATATTGCCGTCCCTCTTGGCGTTGCTGGATCGGGTCTCGCTGCTTCAATCCTCATGTCGAGGCCGGCCTATGTTCGCTGGATGACGACCTATGCTCAGGTGCGCGCTGCCGTTGCGCGATCACGCATCAACGCAAACACCGCGAGACTGCAAGTCGTGGTCAATCGGCTGGGTGATCTGGCTCAGAAGGACCAGGCTTTACTTCCCATCTACCGGGCTGTCGCCGCTGAAAATGGGGTCGGCGAGCGCCCCAATGAGCAACAGCCAATAGAACAACAGCCCCGGCTGCATTAGGCCGAGCAGGAAATACAGCGCAAATCTTCCCCGCATCTGCGCTTTCTACCCTCATCTCCCACCAGGAGCAAGATAGGCCAATGGCCGAAGACTGGAAAAACAAGATGGGGAATGATGGACGGGGTGCCTACGATGAGGCCATGCGCCAAGCGCAATTATTTCAGAATGACCTCATGCGGCCACCCGACCCCATTGAACTGGCGCTAGGGCTCGGAACGAAAGCGCGCGTTACTTTGAGCGGCACGCGCCCCTTGGCTGGTTTTGTCCCTAGCGAAAAGACAACCTCGCAAAGTGAAACGGAGCTTGAGAAAGCCGTTCGGAGCGAATTGGGGAAAGCGCAACCCAACTATGATCTTCCTTGGTACCTTCCCAGATCTTTGGTTGGCGATAAGGCATACCTCAATCAGGGCCTGTTGCTTCATGGGGGCCTCGCAGCATTGGCCTTGCGATACCGCCAGGCCCTGCCTGCTTGGGGCAACGCCGGATATGTCGGGTTCTCAGTCGGCACTGGGCGCACTCAGGATCCCAAAATAGGCGAGGGTGGCGTCCCCGTGCTGCCTGACGCGCCGTACTAAAAGGGATAAATGGCAATGGCCGAAAACTCAAGCGGCGCTCCCGTATCCTTTGAGGAAGCCTTGGCAGCTCTTGCGGCCGAGCTTGAAAGAGCTGGCGCAAGCCCACAGGAAGCCGTGAGGACGGCTGCGACCGCGCTGGATAGGCCGAGGGTGCGGCCTGGGCAGCTTCCGTATTTGCCGCCGCTGGCCCCAAGGCATGAGGCCCGCAGCGCGGCGCCCCCAACGCCGTCCATCGTGTCCTCACCCCTAGACTATTTCCGGGCTGGCGGCGAGCGGATGGCCAATATGCTGCCGGAAGAGCAGATGAATGAGCTGGGGCGCACCGCTGGAACGGCGGCCGAGCTCACATTCGTTCCTGGCTTGGCTCGAGCCGGCGATGCGGTTGGGGATGCGATGATCGATCCGTCCATCGCCAATGTTTCAAGGGCGGGAGCCGCGAGTGGAGCAGCCCTTATGCGCCCCGGAATTGTACTCGGCTCGCTTGGGGCTGGGTATGCAGGCGCCGCAGCAAAGGATCTGGGGTTGCTCGATCCATCGCAGGCGCAGGCGCAGGGGCTCACGCCACGCCAGCGGCGTATGCTTGAGATAGAAGAAACGCGCAAGAAACAAGATTCCTCCATCAGAAAAGATGAAGCAGAGGCCGATGCCCAGCGCACCCTCAAGACAGAGGCTGCACGCAAGGATCGCGAGCAATATGACAGCCAGGTGGCCAACGCAGAGGGCAAGCTCCAGGATGCGTTAGCCAAGGCCAAAAGGGGAAGATTCGAGGATTCGGACACAAAAAAATTCTATGATACGACCGCAGGTTACACGCCGGCAATTCTCCCCGCCATTACTGGTGCAGTTAGTCGGTTGGTTGGCGGTAACAACCCCATTGCAAAGTATGCGTTCCCCATAGGTGTTGGCATTCCCGAAGGCGTGGTGGGCGCCAATGGCCCGCTCGGGTATGATGCCTATATTGGTCCCCCAGCCTACAATCCTACTCGTGAGGCATACGAGGAATATAGCCGCGACCTACCGCCAACGGACCCCGCTGGCAAGCCCACTAGGCGCGCAGAATGGCAAGCGTACGCCAGAGGTCTCCCAGAGGAGAACCCGATCCGTTCGGCAGCCTCAAAGGAATTTTATGACCCGACCAAGCTGACCGAGCGAAGCCTCTATGGTGGAGTAGAGGGTGCTGTCGGAGGTTACGGAGGGTCACTAGTTGCCTCCCTTCTTGCGAAGGGCGCTAACGCTTTGGCCTCACCATTCAGAGGAGGAGGGCGTCAAGGGCCGCAGCTAGGAGGCCCAGGGGGACCAAGTAGTGGAGGGCTACCGCCCGGTGGGGGTAATCAGGGAATATCAGGCACACCCCCAGCAACGCTAGTGCCGGAAGGAACGGCGCTAGGAGTCGCAAGAAACGGGCTCGCTGGCGGTCCGGCCCAACGTCAACTGCCGTCTCCCGTAGCTTCGCCCAGTCAATCTGCACTTGAGCCTCGCGTCTTCACCAAGAGTAAGGGCAAGGATGGCGTCACCCGTTACCATGAAGGCGATACCGGCCACTTTGCCGGCAATCCCCGCAAGAAAGAATAGCACGAGATGACGGACTCCGTCCAGATCTTCCCGCCCGGCTTTCGCGTCACCGACGACGAAACTGGAGCCCCGCTGTCTGGGGCGAAACTGAAATTTTACGATGTCGGCACCACAACGCCGAAGACCGTCTATTCCAACTCCGGGTTGTCGTCCTCACTTGGCTCAACCGTCTACACGGATAGCCTTGGCGCTCCCGTTGCATCGTCTGGCTCAAACACGGAGGTCATGGTCTACACGGGGACGGCGGCATACAAGCTCGTCATCACGGATTCCGACGACAACACAATCATGTCCCTCGACAACATCAAGGGGGCGATTGATACCTCGACGTTCCTGACGACGGGATCAACGTCGACCCTGACGCAGTCCGTCATATCCAAGACGGCAGACTATACGATTGTAGCCGCCGATCGATCCAAGCTGGTAGAGGTCAACGCTACGGGTGGCACGTTTACGTTGACGCTCACGGCGGCAGCAACGCTGGGCGATGGCTGGTCCTGCAAAATACGCAACTCCGGCAGCGCCAATACCGTGAATCTATCGGCATCCCAGAACATCCGTTTCGAGGGCAGCACTTTTACCTCTCGCGACCTCGCTGTTGGCGAGGGGTTTGAGATCATCTGCAATGCAACAGACTTTAGGATGATTGGGCAAGATGCCGGCGTCGCCACCGCGACGGCGCTGCCGCATCCGCAGGGCTACCTTACCCCAACAAGCGCAACGCCAGTGATCGCGGCAGATGTCACATCAGCCACCGTCATCTATTACACACCATATGCCGGCAACTTCGTGCCGATCTACGATGGCTCGATAATGGTGCAGAAGACATTTGCCGAATTGACCTTGACGCTGTCGGCGTCTCACGTGCTCAGTTCCATCTATGATGTGTTCATCTTTTTGAATCCATCGGGGGGAGCCGTAACGGTAGGAACAGGCCCGGCATGGTCGACAATAACGGCCGGATCATGCGCGCGTGGCTCGGGGGCAGGAACAACGGGGCTGTCCCGCGTTGGCGGCCTGCTGACTAATGCCAACGCCATGACGGCTCGCAATAGTGCGACGACCTATAGCTTATCCGCCAATCAGGCGACCTATGTCGGGTCGCTCTTCATCGACGGGGTGGCGGGGCAGGTTACGTGTCATCGCAGTTGGGGACAGTCGCGCAAGTGGGGCATCTGGAATGCCTTCCACCGCAAGCCCATTATTCTGAAGGCTGGGGATTCGACCGCGTCGTGGGCCTACAATACCAACACATGGAGAGCAGCGAACGGCTCCAGCGCCAACAGCCTGACGGTGTTTCAGGGTCTCGCCGAGGAGATGTACATTCTGCGAAACACGCAGCGTGTCACGGTGGCCGTTCCTGGAGGTGGCTCGAAGACCCAAGCATCTTACGTTGGCATAGGTTGGAACTCGACGAGCGCACTCAGCGGAAGGCAGGGCGCCGCCTCAATCACAAATCCGTCCGCTGACGACAACGACATGACTATATCCGCCGAGTTCATCCAGGTTCCAAGCCTGGGCATCAACGTGGTTACGGCGCTCGAAATCGCCCCCAATACTCAAGGCACGCCAGCTCAGTTCGGTGGCGAGGATGACTTTGTGCTATCGGCGCTCTGGACGGGATGACTACAGACCATGCCAGATCGCTTCCAATCTTGTCTAGCTGAAACCCTCAAGCGGGGAGGGCGGATAAAATGACCTCCTTGACCATCACCCGCGAAGACTTGCGCAAGTTCGCGCCGCGTGCTCGGCCCGTCTATGTGGACACGCTTCTGGACAATGTACACATATTGCGCGATGCGGGGATCTTGGACAACAGCCTTCGTGCAGCGCATTTTTTCGCTCAGTGCGGGGCCGAGACGGGCGGCTTTGTCGTGCTGCGCGAAAGCCTAGCCTATCGCCCGTCGCGGCTGCGCGAGGTATGGCCGTCGCGCTTCCGCGACAAGTCTGACGCCTATCTAGCCGACCTGTGTGCCGATCAAATCAAGCTGGCCGATGCCGTTTATGGCGGGCGCATGGGAAACCGCCCTGGCACGTCGGACGGCTATGACTATCGGGGCGGAATGTGGCTACAGACCACGGGTCGTTACGCCGTCGACAAGTATTGCAAGGAGCTGGGCGTCGCGCCGTCTCCCCACTCCCTGGATGACCCGCTCCTCACTCTTCGCTTCGCTTGCGCCGAATGGGTGCACAGCGAATGCAACAAGTGGGCAGACGAAAACGACATCGTCAAAGTCAGCAAGGCGATCAATACGGGCTCCGCGACCTCCAACGTGAAGCCGGTAGGCATGAGCGACCGCCGGGCGTGGTTCGCCAAGGCGTGGAGCATCTGGGGCGGCAAGGGCAAGCCGGACACCGCCCCGGAGGCCCCGTCGAGCGCGAAGCCCATGGCGCTGGCGGGAACGGCCACAACGCTCGCGGCTATCCCTAACGTGCCCCAGAGCTGGCTTGATACGGTTTCCAGCTTGAGCGTGTGGCAGGCCGCAAGCGAGAAGGTATCCGGTTTTGCCAAGGCCGCGATCAGCGCTCCCGTGCTGGCCGTGGCCGTTGCAATCGTCATCGCCGGGGTCTGGTTCTGGCCGCAGATAGCTGAACGCATCAAGCGTCTGTGGAGGCCGGCATGAGCCTATTGCTATCGCCAATCGCGCGAGCCACGGCATGCGCCGCAGTTCTAGCAGCGTCGTTCTTCGCGTGGCTGCTTGTCCATGACGCACGAGTTGAGACCCGCGCCACCGAGCGCGTTGTTGATAACATCGAGAAGGCGAACGACAATGCGACCAAGCTTGGTGGCGGCGCTGCCGCTGGCTCTCTTGATAAGCGGGTGCGCGGGAAGCGAGATCCCACTACCCGCAACGACTAAACTGCTGGATGGGCTGCCGAGGGTGCAGAACTCCACCAAATCCCCATGCTGGCAGCAGCAGCAGATAGCCGCGCAAAACTCCTACCTTGCGAGCGTCAAGGGCAAGAAAGCCGTTGTGTATAAGGCGCCGTGCCAAGTTGATGAGGTGAAGCCGCCGACAACTTAAATCGCGCTCGGGGGAGCGTGAGGGGGAAGACGGATGACCGACCATGGAGCTCGAGGGGATCTTCTGGGCTCGTCTGCGGGTGCTGCAGGCGAGGCTTTCGAGTCACGACGGCCGCATCACGGCGCTCGAGTCTCGGTTGACGACATCATCGGAGACATCCGCCGAGAGATGGGCGCGGATCAAGGGGGCGGTGGAGATATCGTCGCGGGTCGTTTCGCTTCTGCGGTTGCTCCTGACAACGTGGCCGCTGCTAGTTTTGCTGGCGGTCTCACTCTGGACGCTGGTATTGCCGGGGCTGCGTTATTTGGCGCGTCTTATCTCCTCAAGCCTCGGCTGGCTCGCAGGATTGTAGCGTTTTATGACTGGTACATGGCCCACACGAAATGCCGCTGGTGCGTTAACGCGGCCTCGATCGCCATCGCTGCTTTGCTACTGATGGCGTGACTTCTGAGCGCCACGGCTTGCCGCAGTCCCAGCAGAATCCGGAGGCGAATGAGCCGCTAGGCCCGTCGCATCTCTGCGAGTACGTCTCTTTGTGTTTGCACTTCTCCTGCCGCAGTCGGCGGTTCTTCTCGGTCAGGGTCTCGCGCACCAATTCATCTAGCGTCATTTCTGCATGACCTTGAGTTTGTACCACTCATTATATGCGGCCGCGAGTTCGGCTAGATCGCGCCTGACGTACTCGTCCCATTGAGATGCTGGCTGGAACGGATCACCCGCTTGATTGCAGAAACAGCACAGCGCGCGGTCTAGGCGCCTCTCCTGCTCTGTCAGTTCTGGCGGATACGGTCTCGGCATCTGAGAGGGCCTCTCGTGGCTGTCCATGACGCGGCGCTCGATCAGTGCAGCGCGCAGCGCCTCGATCTCGTCGGCCGCCTGCTCCGTAATGCTGTCGATGACTGTGACGAACGCCTTGCCGCTATCGTACTCGCGGAGAAGTTGAACGATGTCGGTCACGAGGGCGGCCTCAGTTTAGGTTGCGCTTGCGGATTGCATTGAGCGTCTCCTTAACCTCATCGTCGCTCAGGCGCGGCAATCGCTGTGCGTCGAGGATCGCGCGTGATTTGGTTGCCGGATGCCACGTCGTGCGCTCAGCAATGTACGCCTCTAGCTCTTTCTGGGTCATGCCTTCCAAGCGTTTCATTGGGCCTCCGTTACCGTTTCCCTGCCACCCATCGGCGCAGGTCTTCGATGCTGTTGAACACGCACACGATCTGACCGAGCCGGTTATAGACCGTGATCTGGTGCGGGCTCGTCCATCGCCAGTACATGCCCGTCTTCCACATAGCGGGCTCAATTGTTGGTCTGCTGGGCGAGCAGCCGGTTGATCTGTTCCAACTGCGAAATGCCTACGTTGCGCAGTGTACGGTTCTCGGCGCCCAGCCGCTCAAACTCTAGCGCCATCTCCTGCTCGATGTGCGAGCGCACGTAGTCTCCATCGATGCTGCACATAGGCCGGCGCCCAGTCTCGTCAGTGTACTTCGGCCAATACTTCTCCATGATCGCCTTGGCCTTCGCATATGCTTCGCGGTCGTGCGCCACGGCGGGCCTTCCTTAGCGGTTGCGAGCGCGAAGCTCTTTGATCTGCCAATCAAGCTCGCGGAGCAGGTTGTCGAACGTGTCACCGTGCCCGGTCGCAAAGCCGTTGGCGTTCATCCACCCTGCCAACTTCTCGATCGGGTCGAAGTAGGCATCGCACGCATCGCAAACGGAAATCGGGCTGCCCGCCTCGCGACGCATGTGGTCGTACCCGTGCAACAGGCACCAGTCTGATTGATCGGGTCCGAAGCTCACCATGGCGGTGCCTCATGGTTGGTTTATCCTTCGCCCGGTTTGTGTACCACGGGTACATCTTTCGGGCCTTTCCTCACGATGATCCGGGGCCATGACGCACAACCTCGCCGACCTCCTGTTGATGCGTTAGCTGACATTTCTCATTGTGCGACTTGATCGCCTGACGGACGGAGCCCTCGCCCGGCCCGAGGTATCTGCAGGACTTTTTGCCTACCGCGTTGAAGCCGTTGTTGCACTCTACGTAGCACCAGCCGTTATCGTACTTGTACACGGCAACATCATCGGCGGAGCCGCATTGCGGGCACGGCCTGATCTTTTGGTTCGTAGCCATCGGGCCTCTAGTGCCGGGCGCGGATGGCGGTCGCCACAAGGCTCGCCGTCTCCGCGCGGATTGCTGCAAGCTCTTTCATCATGCTGTCGCCCATCGCCGCCAGCGTCTCACGATACATTGCGGTCTGGCGATCCGCGACGGCGGCGCACGCCTCGCGCTCCGCAGCTACCGCATTGGCGACAACTGCCTCCAGGCGCTCTGCTTTCTGCTCAATGAGCGAGAGCGCCCGAATGTCGTTCACGATGTCGATGGCTAAGGCGCGGTTCATGGTCCGCATTTTTCCTATATTTTGCGGGCAGTCCCGTCGTGCCGGATGAACGCGATGAACCTGCCGCCGCGCGGCCCAACCAACTCAGCGCGACCGATGTACTGCGAGTTGCTCTCAAGGCGCACCATGCTGACGACCTTGCTCGGGGTCCGGCGATAGCCGAAGTAGAAGACCTCGGCCTTCAGAACCTGCTCTTGTCTCTCGGTCAACATGGCGTCTTCTCCGTTGTCCAGTGATGCGAAGATAAGGGGTGCTTGACACGTTGTCAACCCCTGTGTTAGACATTTCGGTAATGAACGATGTGGATGCCATTGGCGTTGTTCGCGAGCATCGGCGCCTCAAGGCCAAAGGCCAGAGGGAGCGCCTAGAGCGCGATGGAGTCCGGGCGATCATGGACATCAGCATCAAGGGCGGCCACAAGCGGGAAGACTTAGAGCGGCTGGTGCGCGGCGGTACGGTGGTCAAACTTGTCCACACGTTTTTGCTGGCGGACCCCAGGTCGAAGCGGAAGGCGGGCGGCCGGCGCAAGGACTTGCTGGACGCCATGGCCAGGATCGAGAAGCGCGGCGGGATGATAAAAGACGTGGATTCAGGGCTCACAACCGCGAACAACGAGCATCGCTATGCGCTGATCGCGCTGGCGACGGAGCAGCTTGCGCGGGACGGCCGGGGTCTGCGGTCGCACATCAACGGCAGGCTAGGGCGGCCGTTGAAGACGTTCCCGCCCGAGCATTGGGCAAAGGCAGAGGCGGTCTGGAATAACCGCAGGCTCAAAACGTGGGAGGACACCCGCGCGCCCTTGAAGGCGCTCGACCTCACCCCACGCGAGGCTTGGCGGAAATTCGGACCCAGGAACTAGGGAGGCAGGCGTGCGCGACAACGACGACATGGCGATCCCGGACTTCGATGTGCCGTTCGAACCGTGCGTGATTGTGTTCGATACGCCGAAGCGCACGGAGATGCTGCTACGCGACTGCAACATCATCTGGCGGATATATGCGGGCTCCGGCAACGTCGAGCTGGGCTACGATGCGGAGAGCGGAGACTTCGTAGCCGTGCGCATCTACGGCGACGTGTCGAAGCGGTAGCGGAGGAGAGACGCTTGAGCGCTCAAACATGCATGGTCTGCGCCGGTCTTGGCTACTACCACGACAGCACCGGGCGGCACCCGTGCAAGTGCCAGGCAGCAGCGGCGGCGCGCTATGACTACGACAGCGCCCCGACTGACCCAGCGCACGGTGGGAAGATGACCGCCGATATGGCGCGCGAGCGCATTGCGGCGCTAGAGAGACGCGTCGTCGAGTTGCAGTCGGCGCTCCGCAGTCTCGTGATGCTGGAGAGGGTGCAGGCGCCAGATATGGGCAGCAAATCGCGCACATGGGCTTTCATGCAAACCGGCGCGGTGCTCGCGGAAGCGCTCGACAAGGCGCGTGAGACGTTGGGCAAGACTGTATAACGAGGAGGCCGCAGTGGAGTGGTGGTTCTGGATGACGCTCGGGGTGCTGCTCGGCTACACGGTGGGCCCCTCAATCGACAGGTTTATTCGCAAGGTGACGAGATGACCGAGGACGCGACAACCTACGGACTGATCGTCAGCTTCGATGGTCTCTATCCGACGATGCCGGAAGAGCGCGCGTTCGTTCATGGGTTCGAGTTCGGCCAAATCTGGTGGCGCATGTCTGAGGGAATGGTCGCTGAGATTGACACGATGGCGCACACCCAGAACCGCGAAGCAATCTCGCGAGCTGCGGCGGCGCTGGGTTGGGAGCTCACCGTCGAGCCAACCGGGACGGTTGGATGGGATTTCATCAAATTGCGCAAGGTGCGCGCCGCGAAGGCGAACCCGCACGGATTGCGCGTGGTTAAGTGAGAAGCGGGGCGTTGCGCTACCAAGATCACGGCATAGACAAGGCTGGCTGGACCGACTGGTATCGGCCAGAGATGCGCGGATATCGGATGCGGTGCTGTGATTGTGCGCTAGTTCACGAGGTTGATTTTCGCGTCAAAGGCAACCGAGTGCAGATGCGGGCGCGGCGCGATAGGGAGATATGCCACCGGCCTCTTCCCAGGGTACGCCAGACCTGACAACAGGTCGCCCGCAAGGGGTGGTGGTTTCAATGCAGGAGCGGCTTACCGTGTGGCAGGAGGCGCAAGACCCGAGACGTTCCATGCGTCGCTTCCGTGGCGTGTACGTCGGGTCCTTCTACTGGCATCTGCGGAAGAGTTCGCCGCTCATCTTGAGGCGCATCTGGACGGGCGGGCGCGCGAAGAAAAGGCGTCGCACACTCAGACGACCGACGAAGATAATTTAGGAGCCGAGGTAAATGCTGACACTCGAGGCGTGGAAGAGCAAGGCGCTCGCAGAGTACATGCGTCTGACTGGCGAGCGCCGTTTCGATGCGCTCGTGGCTTTCGACCGCGCCGGCATCGCGGAGGCGGCACTACAGAAGATCGTTGCCGGCCCCGATGGCGAGTACGACCATGAGAGCGGATGCCCATTCGAGAGCTTCGCCTGCCGCATCGCCTACGACGCTTTGCGTAATTCCACGATGGGATCGGTAGCGGCGCGCATCGCAGAGCTTGAGGACGCGCTACGCCGAGTGGTGCACGACGTGAACGACTACGAGAAAACCAACAACCTCAGTCCGAACCCCGGACGGGCTGAGTGCTGGGATAGCGTGGCGCATGCTAAGGCCGTTCTGGCGACCGCCCATAAGAACTGAGGATGCCCTATGCCGATGTGGTGTTTGCAGGAGAACGAATGCCTGGGATGCACTGGCGGGTGCGAAGGCTATGAGACGAAGCGCGAGGCGATGGCAGAGCAGCGAGCGGCCTACTGGAGCGCGGTGTCCAACCTGCCCGCGAACAAAGAGGCGAATGCGGAATTTGCGCGCTTGCTAGAAGCAGGCGGGGTGCTGCAATTGACTACGGAGACTGAAGACAAACAATGAACTCGTGTCACCGATCTGTCACCACCAATGAATGCGGGTTCCCGACGTGTTCATCACCAGTTCCCGCCGCGTCGCCCTTGGTCAAGATCGGCAAGACCGCAAGAAATATCGTGTATTTCGTGGGTTTTGATGGTGCTGCCGGAGGGGATTGAACTCTCGACCTCTCCCTTACCAAGAGTGAGCGCAACTGACACTCAAGGGAGCGCTTTAGCTAGAGAAATAAGGGGTTTTCGATGATTGGGGAGCGACGCGGCTTCGTTTTGTAACCGTTCTGTCACCAAATTTCAGACGGTTCCGATCTGCAACTTAAGCTATGATCTTGGCTTGGCGATCTCTTAGGAACGCAAGTACGCAGCCTGCCCTTGGGTCGCCCTCCTCGGCCAACCTTTCCTGCCATACGTCGAGCATCGTGTCCCCCTTGCTTTGGTTGCAGTAGTAACAAGCGATGACAATGGATGGGACGCCGCGTTCGACCCTATCTTTTTCTTATTCCTCGGAACCACGTGATCACGCGTCGGTCTGCGCCACGGATTTTCTAGCTCCATTGGCTTGCCGCAATAGGCGCACGGCTGTCCATCCCATTTCGCCCAAAAGTCCACCCTCTCCACTCGCCGAGGGTTCAGCATGGAGCGAGATTTCCGCACCAGCGATAGGCGGTCCTGACAGCGCTTGGGCACGCGGTTGCCGGCCGGCCAGGGCCATTCATCAACGCCCCTGAATTTGCAGTCGCACGGCTCAGAGGTCCAGGGGCAACGCAGCATGGTCGACGCTAGGGCCTCTACTTTTTCAATCTTTTCAATTCCACCACGTTGTCTCTGGTCTCGATCTTGGTCAGGAATGCCTCGCCAACCTTTTTAGCGTCCTCTGCAACTTCTGAGTAGGCGTAATGACCGTACAACTTGGTGGGCATCTTGGGGTCGTCCCAGCCGCCAGCACCCATCAGGTGGGCGATCGAATAGCCTGCCTCCAGGAAGCGCTTGGCAAAGGCGTGGCGGCCAACTTTGTGTGGGGTGTAGTATTTGACCCCGGCGCGCTCGCAGGCCGCCTCGAGGTCGCGGAACAGGTTGCGGCGGTTCCTCGGGGTGTAGTAGCCGAATAGCCCCGGCCCCGCCTTCCAATCGTAGAACCCAAGTGCCTCCTGCACCTGCTTGGCGACCTGGACCAAGATCGGGTTGCCGCGCTTGTCCCGCCCGATCAGAACCGTTCCCCTCTCTGGGTCGTAGCTACTGGGCAGGCACTTGATGGCCTCTCCGGCCCGCCTGCCAGACGTCGTGCAGAACAGCAGGACGGCGGCGAGCTGCGGCCGACACTGGGGCAGCAGCGGCTTGAACCATGTATCCGGGGGCGCCTCGGCTGGCTTGATGTCGCTATGCCCCCTGGGGCGGGTCAGGTCCGGCTTCCACGGCCTGCCCTTCGCCGCCATCCTCAGCACCGCAATGACAGGTGTATATAACTGCCGGTTGATGGTAGCCGGCGTTGCCGTGGGATAGACCGCTGCGGCGGCATGCACCATCACCGTATCGGTGATATCATTCACTCTGACGTGCCCAAGCTGATCCAGCAGCCGGTTGGTCGGACCATCCTCGGTCTCGCCCAGGAACCGCCTATCCCCGCCCGTGCCCAGGTAGGTGGCGACGGCTTCCGCAAATGTCGGCTCAAGCGGGCCAGAGGTCGCCTCGGCCTCGAATTCCCGGCTTAGGCGGTCACAGTCGACTTGGCACACAGCCTTCGAATCTGAGCCCGCGCCGACGAAACCTCGTTTTCGAACAATGTGGCCGGTCTCGTCTTTGACCGGATACGTGCCGCGGGGATACCATTTCCGGCGCCCTTTGTGCCAGTACGGCGCGAGCGTCGAGCGGATGTTGCGCATGGGGTCAAGGTCTCCAGGAACGTAGCGAATTGCTCCTCTGACAAGAATATCTGCTTGCGGTGCTCGTGACAGCAACCGTTCTTGCGCACCTTATCGCGAAACGTTCGCTCACTCATTCGGATTGGTAAGCGGGCAAGACAATCCTGCACGGTGAGGTACTTGGCGGCGGCCTCAGACATCGGTCTTCCCCGCTGCTGCCTTGGCTCTTTGCGTTCCAAGATTGACGAGTCTTGTCCTTCTCGTCTGCGCTGCGTCGGCCTGTAGCCTCGCCCACCGCAGATGTGCCTCGGTGGCGCGGAGATCGTTGATCTCTTCCTCGTTGAGGTAATCCACCCATGGCCAGCGGTTGACGCTCATGGCTTCGTCTCTGGTTTCGGCAATTCTGGCGGTGGCTTCCGGAAGCAGCTCTCGCACATCTCGCTTTCGGGATCGTGATCTGTAATCACCTCGTGGCCGCAATAGCAGCATGTGAAGCGTCGAGCCTGGCAGTGCTCGCACGTCCAATCGATGTGTCCGACCTCACCCATCAGAATGGGACCCCCTCGCCTTCGTAGACCTCAACGATTCGACACGGCCCGCGCTTCGCCGTGATGCGCCCGATCACGAACCCCACAAGCCCGCATATGAGCTGTCCCCATAGGGCGATGCCGATGATGGTGAGGGCGGGAGTCATCTCAGGACAGCTCGACCGTTTATCTTTTTCTTGAAGCGCGAACGCCACGGCTGCGGCTGAGCATCGCCTTGCCCGGCCTTCGCCAACAACACACGCCGGAATTCCTCTTGTTTGGAGGACAGGCGATCAGCCTTTGCGATTCGCGGCCGATCGACTTTTGCCGTCTTGATCCGGTGCGCTAGAATCGGCCGCGGCACTAGATTGTGATGCTCGTCTGAACCGCCGAATGCCTTCGGTTTTGGATCGTGGTCAAAGTGAAATAGGCTGATGACCTGGTCCTCGGTCATTTGCTTTGCCGTTTCGTAGTCAATGAACGGCACCAGCTTGCCGTCTTCCTCGACGAGCATCGTTCGAAGCGCGGACGCCAACTTGGTCTTGAATGGAATGCGCGCCCTGCTCATTCCCGCCCCACCCAATTGTCTGACGGCCTCTCGACGGTCAAATGGTGTTTGGCGGCTATGCCTCGGACATAGTCAGGGCTGACCCTATAGACAGCCATGATCCTGGATAAAGTCCAAAGGTTTTCCAGGGCCGCGACGACGCGGTGTTCCATCCGGGCTTGGGCGCGGATGGATTCGACCGTCCGCGGCGTACCCTTCGAGGCGGCGAATAATAGTCCTGTCCTTGTCACGGTTTCCCCCACACGCCCTTGTTGTTCCCTAACTTCACGATCGTAAGCCCATGAGCCTTGGCAAGATTATTGAGCCGACTTTCCGTCACGCGGTAGGTGGCTAAGATCTTGCTGTAATGCATGCCGGACTTGATGACGCTGATGAGCCTGCGATCTTGTTTCTCGCGCTCGCGATCAGGCATGCTCTCTCTGGCTGTGCGCTCGATCATGCTGCTTTCTCCCGTAATAGTTGCTCGACGGGAACCCCTGTTGCTAGTTCAATAATCGACTCGACGGAGTCGCGAACGGCGTTGAACTCCCTTTGCTGACTTGCTCGGAACGATATGCTTCTAGGTGTGATAATCTCCAGCGAAGCATCTCGCACTCGCAGCTCACGATATAGAGCCTTGCCGTCAGCGCTTCTAAAAGCTCCGTCGACAGCTGCCCGGAAGTAATTGCGGTCCGCTTCGCTTTCCGCATAGCCCGCAGGTATCTCAGCTTTTGCCACATGGGCGTGTCCCGCCTCGAGTAGTAAACGCGCACGGAATTGCTCCTCGTTACTGGATATAAGTGGGTGATCTTCTGGCCAGTGCATGTGGGCGGCGCGGAGAAGGGCAAAGAAGCGCCGCAGATCCGGCAGGCTTCGCCCTCCACCAAAGATGAAGCCGCACTCGGGGCAATGAGTGACGGTCACTTTCCCCCCCCGAACACAGCCGCCCGCGCCGCCTCGCGGGACAACCCCAACTTCCACGGCTTAGATGGTCCTTCCTTCGGGTCGTGCATAAGATCATCGACGCCGTATCCCTCCCTAACTAGCAGCCTGATCTGGTAGGCCCGTTGCTTGCGCTGGATCTCGGCCAAGCGCTGGTTTCTCTTCTTCTCCGCCTCTATGGCTTTGATGGTGTCTAGGGAGAGCATGGATCACTCCGCTGCTTCGGACACATTCACGATGGATGCGTTTACCTTCTCAAGCTCCACCTTGAGGCTTAGCGCGGCGTCTTTATCGTGTGCCCAGTAGTCCTGCAGAGCTATGGTGTTCATGTTTCGCCAGATCATCACAACCGATGGCTGGTCCTTGTGCTTCCCGATGAACTCCATAACGGCGTCGTGAAATTTGCCTGCCTGGACGCGCTCCAGCGGCTTGTTCGGCTCCCACTGCACCGCGATCTGATTGGGGCCGCCGAGTTTGGCCAGCCGCTCGGCTTGCTCTGCGGATGCCGCCATTTCCGTTGCGGTCAATTCGATCGTCTTGTGGCGGTCCAGTTCCTCCTCGCCATAGGTGCCGGATAGGTTCTCGGGCCAGCCTCGCCGCAGCGTCTTTGCCTCGGCACATTTCTCGATCATGAGCCGGCCCATCTTGCGCCAGCCATCTTTTTTGGGGTCGAGCTGGAACTTGCCGGTGCGCTTGTTGTCTACCCAAATCTCCTTTAGCGGCGCGAATTCTTCCCAATAGGCAACGTCAGAGAATTCGTGCCACTCGCCATGCGAATGCCGGAAAACGCTCACTTTGGCGTGCGAGATACCTATGGGGTTGGTGGCTGGGTCTTTCAGTCTTTCGTCTATGACGATCTCGCTGCTGCCTGGGCGGTAGTCTCCCGTTCGTGCGGCTATGGCGCGATAACCGCCGATCCCGATGACAAACACCAGCTGGCGCTTGCTTGGGTCGTCTTTATTGAAGACGAAGGCGTAAATTTGCCTGCGCAGCGGGTCGAGGTTGAGCTTTTTGCAGATCGAGCAAAACCAATCGAACTCGCCTAGATGCAGGTCGCGGCCCTGACTGTCGCGGTCGCAATCCTTGGCAACGGTCTTCTTGACGAGCGCTACTTGCTTCTCGCTGTCATACCATTGGGCGGTAGCATTCATGGTGTTAGCTCCAACGCAGACTAAGGGTTTCGCCGCCGTTTGATAGGCTGGCTCCAGGAATGACTTGCTCGCCTTTGAGCGCGTCGAGTAATGCGCGCTTGTCTAGGGTTGGGTCCGATCGCCTCCAGAAGGCGGACGGAATTTGCGCCTCGTCTACAACTTGGACTTTCGGAGGCACCGGCTTGCGGCTGAGCGTGGCAACAGGAAGCTCCAGCTTCTTGATCTCGCCCATGGTCATGGCCATCAAAACAGCCGTGCGCCGGCTTTCAATCCGCGCCTCTAGCCGCTCCTTGCGGCCGCGCATGGTTTCGATGTGCGCCTTGATGCCGTCGATGCTGGCGCTGTCTATGGCGATATCCTCGACCACCTGGGCGATCAGCGAATCAAGCTTGGTTTCGCCTTCGATGGTGTCGCGGATGGTGTCCTCATCCACCCCATCAAGCGCAGAAATCTGGGCGCGCAGAACCCGCGCCGCCTCTGTCTCGCGCTGGAGTTGGTGCGCCGCGTTACTCATCTCACCGCTCCTCCGACCTTCGCTTGCAACAGCTTCTCAACGACGTCGACCATCGCCGACTTGGATAATGTGTAACCAGCGATCCGATCCATGGCGGCGGCGATGATGTGCGCCTCTCGGTCCACTTCCTGCTGGATGATTTGATCTGCTGTTAGCCCGGCGCATAAGCCGTCGCGCAGCTTTCGCATCTTCTCCGTCAGGTCCTTCCGTTTCGGATGGTCAGCGAGCTGGCTTACGTTGCTCATGGCGTCACCGAGCCACCATTGCCAGAACCACACCCAACAATACGCACACTAAGCACAGCGTCGTTACCTGGAAGAGCGTTGTCTGTAGGCTGTCCATCTTCTTGCTTGTCCCTGAATGGTCGCGCCGTGGCGATCTTGTTTGACTCCCACAGATCTTCGGCTTGTTCGTCGGCCATGCGGATCGCTTGCTGGAGGGTTTCCGCCTCGACCACGTCCGCGAACTGGACATAGCCGTGCATGCCCCACTCGATGAGAAACTTCATTGGAACCTTCTCCTGTCGTCTGCGTTAATGGGGGTGAGCCGAGACCGCTGAATCTGACTCACCCCCACCCCCCGCTAAACCGATCTCGCGCCCACACCGTCCGCCGCCCGTGGCGGACCCGAGACCGGGTAAAACCATCTGGTTGCTGGTAAGCTGAAACCGTAACGCGATATTCCTGACCTCGCAGCGAAGCCACATGCGCCAGCCGAGCGTGCGGATGTTGTGGGCCCGCTCGGCTAGCATCTCATTTCCCCTCCCTCGCGCTGGCAAAAAGGACGACACCGAACAGTGTTCCCAGTCCGAAAAACAGGAGGTTTAAGATCAGGCCATCCATGGCGAGACCCCCACCCATTGCGGGTGCTCTTCGTAGGGGAGGAGGTCGTATTCGTAGGCCAGATCCCAGGTCCATGGCTCGGCCCAGCAAACGCGAAGCTCCTCATCCATGTAGCCGGCGCGGAAATCTTTGATGATTGCGAGTTTGCGCGCCTCGAATTGAGTTGCAGCCTCGACTATCTGTTCGCCGTTGCGGCGGTTGCCGCCGATGATGAAGCGGAACATCACACCTCCCCGATGATCTCGCGCTTGAGCGCGCCAAACTTCTCGCCGTCGCCGACCACCTCGCCGATCAGGGCGACGATCCACCAGCGCTCGCCATGCCACCTCGGCGGCAACAGCGTGGCGTGCAGCGTACCCGCGGCGCAGAGCGAGAGCGGTCCCGGACTTGTCTCGACGGTGCCGGGTTTGACGGGCGCGTTGCTGCCGCCGTTGCAGGCTCGGCCATTGGCGTCCGATCGCCAAAAGGCGATCGTTGCCCGGGCCTTGCGCAGATCGGTGAGGCGCGCGCGTAGACCGTCAGGCCACGCGCGCGCCAAGTAATCGACGCACGCAGCCCAATACTCGACCGAGCCATAGCCATAGCCAGAGCCAGAGCCATCGCCATAGCCGCCAGAGCCATCGCCATAGCCATCGCCATAGCCAGAGCCATAGCCATAGCCAGAGCCAGAGCCAGAGCCATCGCCATAGCCGCCATCGCCATAGCCAGAGCCATAGCCATTCGGGGCGTCGCCCCTCACAATGGTTACTTGGTCCACGGTGCGCGCTCCCATGCTTCAACGGCGGCGGGCGTGCATTCGGCCACGCAGGTGATGTCGCGAACCTCGATGTCGGCAGCAGGTCCGACGCGGGCGCCACTCATCGGACCCAATGCAGCAAGACCGATGAAGCCTTTATTCTCGCTCGGCCAGGAGAGGCAATTGCGGGCGGCGCGCAGTTTGATGGTGGCGCCGCCCGTCTCACGGGCGTAACCGAAGAACACGCCACGATGCGCGGTTGTCACGAGCACCGCGCGGTCGCCGTTGGATTTTGGTTTGGTTGCCAATGCGATCTCTCCCGGCTGAAACCAGTGTCACCGAGCGAGCCGCCCTGCCTGAGTGCGCGTAGCCGCTTTGTGTTGAGGTTGCGGGGCGTCTGCGCTCAGTGACGATCTGGAATTTAATTCCATATCGCAGACGTGTCAACAACAATCTGGAAATTAGTTCCAATTATTTTTGTAGTGACAAAACGGCCACGCGGGGGGGGGGGGTACGGCCCTAGATAGGGTGCGTTCTGTAGACGACACGCCCCAGAATTTGCATGTCCGCCATCCGCCGCACCTCGACGGTTTCGAACTTATCATTGTCTGGAACGAGATCGACCGCTATCGGCTTGCCGCCTTTGGTCTTCTTGACTTTGTAGCGGGCGAGGATGGGGTCGGCATGGCCGACCACCTTGGCGATAACGAAGACGCCGGGCGCGGCCGGCTTGGCCGGATCACAAAGCAACCGATCTCCAGTCATGATGCCGGGCGCGTTGCTGTTGTCTGGCGCTGTCGTATAGAAAGCGTCTGGCCCCACATCATTATTTGGCTTCAGCATGCCAACCGCCTCGGCGCTGTTACGCCTAACAACATCCAACATTTTCAATTCCCCCCACGAATAGAAGGGCAGTCGATCATCACTCTGGTCCAGTTCTACGCCGTAAAGCAGAAAGTGTTCCGTCCAGCCGACCGCTTTCGCCAGCCGCTCAAGAACATCGCCGCGCGGATGATCGACCCCGCCCCGCAACCACTTATACAGCCGATCTTTGTCTAGGCCGGCTCGCCGGGCGAGTTCCACTTTGGGCCAGCCTAGGTCTTTGATGCGCTGCAGCAACCGAGCATGCCATTCCATGACCGCGAGCGTATCAGCGCAACACTTCCACCATAACGGAAAAAAGCAGCTTGCAAAGTGGATTTTACTTCCATACACTACAACTATGACTGTTCGCGAGATCATCAAGGACTGCGGCGGAGCCATAGCTGTTTCGAGGGCGTCTCAGAGGACGGCCTCTGCGGTAACAAACGAGGCCGTCTTCAAGTGGTACCGAAACGGCATCCCTGAGGACCATTGGCCGATGATCATGGAGCTTAGCGGCCGGACGGTCGACCAAATTTACCAGGCCAACCGTATCGCCGAGCGCCTACAGAGTGAGAAGGGGCGCCGTCGCGGGCGCGCTCAAGCGGCAGCGTAAATCTTCTGTGTTCGTCGAGTTGCGTAACCACCACATCACAGCGGGGGCTACGTCGTGGCTGCATGGACAGAAGAGCGCGTTCAACTACTTAAACAAGATTGGGCGGCCGGCTATTCCGGTAGCCAGATCGCGCGCCGTCTAGGTGGCGGGATCTCGAGAATGGCGGTCATAGGGAAGGTGCATCGCCTCGGCTTGTCGGGGAGGATCACCCACCATCGAAACGCGCGTCGGCTGGGTCCGACAGGAAAGCGCATATCCCGCGGGCTATCCGAGGCGCGTAAGGCAGCCAAACTGGCCCAAATCAACGGCCGTCGTAGGCTGCGCGGCGCCGCACCAGTAGCCTCGTTCGCCGAGCACGCCGCGACAGAGGCGAGGCTCAGAGAAGAGCTTCTTGCCCTCTTGAGCGAGCCCGACATCGTCGTTCCGCTCGACGAGCGCAGGGGCATCTTGGTTCGCAATGCCAAGGGCCAGCTATGCGCCAATGACGCAATGGACGCTACGGCGTGTCGATGGCCTATAGGCGACCCCCAATCGCCGGATTTCCATTTCTGCAACGGGAAGAAAACCGCCGGTTCTGGTTTGCCCTACTGCCCGCACCACTGCGCCAGGGCGTATCAGCCGCCACAGCCGCCGTCGCGGCTGCCTAATCCGCTCCACTCCAGCGCCCCCCAGATGACGGGCAGGATCTTGGCACTTGCTGAATTCGACGCCACGGAGACCGTCGCGTGAACGGCAGCGCAACAAGAATGAAGGTTTTTTGTTTCGCGCTTGGCGTTGCGGCATGCGTTGCCGCACTTGTCCATGGGTACATGAGTGTCCGCTATGCCCAGCGCATGACGGTCGACGACGAGGGCTGGTGGGTGCAGGGCGGCGCCGTCGTTGCTCTATCGATCATTGGCGGGTTGTTCGCGTTCGGTGCCGGGCTGCTGGCCGAGCGGCGTACCTTTCTGGGCTGGGTTGGCGCTATTGTCATGATGGCGATAGCCGTTTGCTTTGTCGGGTATACCGTCAGCAATTCAACGGGTTATGCGGGGTGGCAGGTGTACTCGAAAACCAAGCCCGCCGAGGCCCGCCGCAGGAACGCCGAGGACACCGCCGCAATCCAGAACAAACTAACCTTGGATGAACGCAAGGAGCTGCGCACTGAACTGTTCCGCACCTACACGACAGCCGCCAAGAAAGACAAGGATGACGTTCTCTCGCGCATCGAAGCGCTGAGCCAGAAACCAGTCACGCTCCAAGTGGCCGAGTCATCCGATGTCATCGTCGTCGATCCACGAGCCGAGGTCGCCAAAAACCTCCTAGGTGTAGATACAGACAAGGCCCAAGCTCTATCAATTGCGGCCCTGCCAATTCTATTGGTTGTCGGGGAGCTTTTGGGGCCGTTTTTGAGCGCTCTTTTGTGGCCCCATTCACCCCAAGAAACCAACCGACGGTTATCGGCAACCTTGCGGCAACTCTCCTTCGCCCAAGCCAAAACCGACGTTCTGAGCGACTGTGCTCGCGGCCGTGAGATTTGCACCACCGAATATGCCCAAAGATGGGGTGTGGATAAGGGTCAAGCCAGCAAGTGGCTGGCGACCATCCAAAGTCAGGGCGACATCAAACGAGTAAGGCGCGGCCGGCGCATCGTGGCGGTATCACCAATGCGTGCGAATGGGCACCTTAGAGCTGTGTCGTGAAATGCGAAACCCCGCCAGCCACGGCGAGGTTTCGGAACTGCCCGAGTGCTGAGTAGGTCGGTTGCATCGACCCACATACGAAGGAAAACAGATGGACATTAACAGAAGCCCACAAGTTGTCAAGAGGTTGCGCACAAGGAGCGACGGGCTTGTTAGCCCCCTAGCGCGCCAGATCGCCGTCCAAATCGCAGAGGGAATACCATTCACCTATCCCGAGCTGCATGGATGGAAACCGTCAAAGCCTCGCAAGCATAAGGCATGTCCTAAGTCCATTCGCCGCCGTGTGCGCGCAGCATTCAATTGCTGTGAGTATTGCGGCTGCGCGTCTGGTGCGGCGGTTGATCGCATCGTTCCGCGCTTGCATGGCGGCACATACGATCCAGCCAACGTCACTCGCGCTTGCCTCGTGTGCAATAGCAACAAGGGCACCAGCGAGTTCATTGGTCCGGTACGCAGCCTCTCCGTGATGGAGGCGCGTCATGCGTAAGAAGTCGATCGCCCCGCAAATAGACGGCATTGACATCGATCTAACTGCATGGCGTGCCACATCGTCCAAACTGTCTCTACGTGAGACAGGGGAGCTAGTCCGTTCGATCGTTCGGGCGTCGTCTACCAGCCGCCCAAACCGCGAGCAGCGTATTCTGCTTGCCATCTTCACACGCGACCCCGGCACCCACGAGGTGGCGGCATGATCACGGAAACATATGCGCCGCGCGGCGGCATGACCTTCACCAAGTTCTTTCCCAGCGACTGGCGAACCGGATGCCTGGTGCTGAACCTAGAAGAGGAAGGGCTCTATATCCGACTATGCATGTTCCACTACGACACCGGGAAGGCGCTTCCGGACGATTACCCGAAGGCGGCGAACCTTCTTAACGTGCACGTCAACAAGTTCCGCAAGGTCATGGACTCCCTCATCTCAAAGGGGAAGGTAATTCGCGCCCAGGGCATTCTGTTCAACGAGCGGGTGCAGGAGGAAATCGACAAATACCGGATGGAGCATGTCGCGCGGTCAAAGGCTGCGAGGGATCGCGAAGACGCGCGCAGGGCTATACAACTCGCCAATGCTGTTGAGGCTGAAATAGAGAGACGGCGAAAGTCCACCCCCACCCCGACCCCCCTTGCGACCCCCGCCCTGACCCCCCCAGTCGGGGCTAGGGTATCCCCCCCAGTGCACAATGGACCACCACCCCAGTCGACCCCACCTAACCCGTTGAAATCATTGAATGCAGGTAGCACAGCTGTGGCACAAGGCGACCACAGCTCTGGCACTAATCTAGAATCTAGAATCCAGAAGCTAGAAGAAGAAAGAAAGAATACTACCACAGGCGTCGAGTCTGACGCTGCGCGTAGTGGTGGTGATTACCTCGATATTTTGAATGGGACAGCGGTCGATCTGCTCGCATTCATCGGCAAGTACGCGGGCGGCATCATTGAGGAAGCGGAAGCCAGGCGGATGCTTTCCTCAAACATTAGGGTTTATGGCCCCGATGCGATGATGGAGGCGTACACGATCACGGTGGCTGAAATGGCCGGCGGCGTGATCCCTAAGCCCTACAAATACCTGATCGGAACCGCGCAGAAGATCAAGGATAGCCGGGTAGCCAGAACCGCGAAGGCTGCCGGGACGCCGAAAGAGTCCACCCGAGAGAGCATTCGCCGGTTCGCTGAGCAGGCAGAGGCGAAACTCAAGAGGGAGGGCCACCGGGTATGAGCGCCCTAACGGACTTCATCGATCGCATCATTCAGCGGTTTCCCCCCAGCTTCAGATGGGATGACGCCCAGAAGAATTCATGGACCGAGGACATGGTCCGCGAGCTCGGAGGCTTCGATGCGGATGTGCTCAATCGCGCCGCACATAAAATTATTCAAACGCGCGGCCTGACGACTGAGGAGCGAAAGACTCCAACCGTCGCGGAATGCATCCGGTACTGCAAGGACGCCCGAGGCGCTATTTTTGCGGAAAGCAACGCGGGCACGATGGCGTTCGCGACCAAAACTCCAGAGCCATACCTGATGGACTGGAGAGAGGACGACTTCGCCAACGATATAGCTCTCAACAGAAAAAACCCGCTCTGCATCCAGGCAGCCAAGGAAGGCTGGATCGGCACGCTGCACACGTTCGTTCGCAAGCACCGCAGGATGCCTTCTGCAACGGACAAGATCGCATATCGCAAATCTAGCAAGGTACCGGAGCAAATGGTCGCCGAGCTTGAGTGGTGCAAGCGAGAGGCCAAAGACTTTGACGAAGCCTATGCTCTAGCCGTGCGCGGAAACGGCAGCAGCGATCTGCGGGCACTTGGAGCCATGAGAGATCTTGTGAGTAACGTCGGTGACGCCATGCTCAAGCGCAGGAACGAGCTTGCCGACATTGTTTTGAAAGGAGCGACGTGGCGATGACCCTATCTGACATGGAAGCAAGGCGAGAGGCCGCGAGGCTGTACGAGGAATATATGACACTAGAAGAGGCCATGTCCTCGGATTCAACCGAAAGCGACTTCCGTCGGCGCGACGATGCTTTTGCCGCCTACGAAGAGCGGGGGCTCCTCTTGGCGGTCGATGAGAATGGCATCGTTATCCGATGCGCTATCAGTGGTGTTCCAATTCTCGATGACGAGCTAGACGGGCCAGACACGGCCCTAGTCCTGACCTCGGCTCTTCCGGGAGCAGAAGATAAGCAAGAGGGCGACGCCAGACCGGAAATGATCGGCATCGCCGGCTGATTTCCTTCCTGAGTTTCCGTTGCGTCTCAGTGCGTTCGATCAGCTGTTCACAACCAACGCTAAGGAGACGTAACGATGCATATGCTAAAGGATAGAAAATTCTGGGCAGCCTTCGTGGTCTGCCTATCTGCGGCGCTCCTGTTCCTGACGTACTCGGCCAGCAAGGCGAAGGCCGGCACATCTTGGACCGGTTGCGGCGCGGGCGTGCATGGCGCTCTGATTGAAGGTGGCGCATCGGCTGGCGGCCCTGTTGGGCTCAGCATGACCGGCCAATCAGCCGGCGTCAGCCTGTTCTGTGATTACCAGATGCAGGCCCTCGTGGCCGGCGTCTTTCTCGAGGGCGATTACGTGTGGGGTGACCTGCACAAGTTCGGCATCGACAACACCGTAACGGTTGGTGGTCGCCTCGGCGTCCTCCCGACGCAGAATGCGCTCGTCTACGCACTTGGCCAATGGACCCGCATTCTCGGCTCTGGCGATCATCTGGACAGCTGGGGAATGGGCGCTGGTATTGAGGTCAAAATTCCCAAGACACCAGCAAGCCTCGACTTTCGCTATACCCATCTCTGGGTGGAGAAGGACGCTTTCGGACCTGGTGTTGACGTGCGTGGCGATAGCATCCGCCTCGGCGTCAATTTCAAGCTCGGCCCGAACTTGGTGCCAGTTCTTTTTGACGACGCGCCGGAAAGCGCCGTCAAGGGCTGTGACCCGAAGCTTGCCGGCAGCTGTAAGTCGATGAAATAAAGGAACCCCGGCGTCAAAGCCCCTGAGTTGTCCTCGCTGCGCCTTCTCCTATGATCGGCTTGCCCCGTTCGTGGTGGCGCGGGAAAACTTAGAGGCGGGCTATTCCCTCGCTCGCTGCTTTGACGCCGGGTCAACTTTACATGAGGTCTGAAATGAAAGTCGTATACGCGCTTTCTCTTTTAATGCTGATGCATTCGGCGGCTTACAGTGCACCGGATTGTACGCAGGTTCCGTTGCCTGCCGCCTGCCTCGGAAGTGGAACGCCTGGACCTCAGGGTCCCGCCGGTCCGCAGGGTCCACAGGGCGAGCCAGGGCCTAAAGGCGATGCAGGCGCAACTGGCCCCGCTGGGGCGACTGGAGCTGCTGGCCCACAGGGGCTGACCGGTGCGACGGGCCAGCAAGGCCCAAAAGGCGACCAGGGTCTACCTGGAATCAACGCCAACGCAGACAGAGGCGTTGCGCTGGGGATCGCGCTATCGACGCCCGTGTGGCTGGAGCAAAAAGAGAAGTTCGCGCTAGGCGCCGGCATAGGTCTCTTTGGGGACAATTCGGCCGTGGCCATTTCAGGCGTGGCGCGCATCCAAGGGCACTTGAGCGTCAACGGCGCTCTTGGATGGACAGAGGACGGCAAGGCTGGTGGACGGGTGGGGGTTCGCTATGGCTGGTAGTAAGACGATCCTAAATGGACTGCGACACGCTGCGGCGTTTGTCGTGTTTATGGCCATCACGCTGTGTGTGGTGAGCCAATGAAAACGTTTCTGCTTGCGATAGTTCTGGCGATGGCGGCACTGCCGGATCTGGCTGTTGCCCAGCCCGAAGAAACTTACCGCACGATCCGTCGCACCTACTGCAACGGGTGGGGTCACTGTTACCAGCGGCACGAGCGTCAGCGGGTCTATGCGCCGAGGGTGTACGGATACGAGCGCCGCAGCGACGATCGATGGGATCGCCCCGACAGGCGCGACCAATGCTTGCCGGCTGAGGTTGATGTTCTCTCAACCGAGCATCAATCCGAAGACAACGCACGCGAGGCCGCCCGCAAGCTGTGGATGGCAAAGGTCCAATGGTCCGTAGGCGGCATGTACATGGACCTGGACGAGGCTGCGCACATACGTTGGCGATGTGGACCCAGCAACGCTCACGATACGGCATCAGGCCGTCTAACCGAGGCGGCGGGCGCGCTAACCGGCAAGGGCGGCCAGAACGTGCGCTGTGCTCTGTGGGCTCGGCCGTGTCTTGTCGAGCGCAAGCCCGACGACATCAGGGGGCGAAAGTGATGGACATGACCGGCGCCCTTATCGCTCACCTCGAGGAGCTGCTTGCCAGCGGCAGGCTCGCCCCAGAGCAGCACAGCAAAGCCGTCGATGAGCTTCACAGGGCGAGACGCCGAGTCGTCAAGCAGCGAGACAGATCAAAGGACAGCGAGCCAATCGTTGTGGGGGTTCGGATATGACCGGTGCACCAAAGAAGCCCACAACGGTCAAGATCCTCGAGGACCGCAACGCCCAGCTCGGTAGGCTTCTCGATGCCGCCCTAGCAAAGGTCGAGCACCTAGAGGAGGAGCTACGGCTAGAGAGATACAGCCAAAAGATCGCAGCCCGTCGCGCGTCATGGGGAAATGGAGCAAGGCAACAATGACCGATCTTGAAAGGTTTGCTTGGAGTCAATTAGGCGTCGGCGCTGGCGCCGTAGCAACCGGCATAACCGGAATTCAGCTGTCACCCACCACTGGATGGGTGATGGTTGCCGTTGGACTCGTCGCGGCCATAGTGCTGGCGATCGCGAGGGATGGAGCAAGGCAATGACCGCACAGTCTTCCGCGAGGGCTTCTTTGGCGACGATCAGTGGCGTTGCGATCTCGTGCCTTCAAGGCGCAAGAGATGGCGTAATCACCGCGATCTTCCTGCTTCTGATTGCAGCCGTTTGCATCCCGGTCGGTGTCAATGCGTGGATCTTCTGGAGTGGGCTGGCATCGCTCCATGCGCCAACAAAGGCAGCCAGCCCCGCTCCCCCGTCAACCAAGGCCAGGCAGTAGTGACAAGCGGGGCAGCAGAACCCAGCCATGGGAAGGCGGCGCGGCCCGAACGGGGGTCGGGGCCGCGCCAGTAGCAGAGGGGACCGGAGGGAAGCGATTAGGGGATCGCATCGCCCCTCTGCTGAGTACGATTGTGTACGGGACGGAAAGATCAGCAAGGTTCGGAAAGTACCTATGAAACAAAACGGGATCAAGCTTTCGGGTTTTCGCCTGGACAAGAACGGTCAACTCGTTCGCTGCCAAAAGCACGTCGATGTCAGCGCCAGGTTGCGCCAGAAAGCCAGCAAGCGCGTGCGCGTAGCCAAGGGATACAACCGCCCATGACCGCCCGCGACCTCAAGCAGGCCTGGGACATCATCCACATGTGCCACGCAGACCCAAGCATCGACTGCCCCAGGACAGCCCTGGCGGAGCAGATTGCGCTGTTGTTGGCAGAGCTGCGGAAAGCGAAGAAGGCAAGATGACTGCCCAGTGGATCGTGATTGCTGTGTTTGCTGTCTGGGGCGCCTATCTGCTGGCGGTCCAGCCATGACCCGCAAGCGCAAGCCTCCCGTTCCGTCACACAAAGAGGCGAAGCGCATCATCGCCCCTTACACTGAGGCAGGCATTCGCTCCATCCTGGAAAGAGGTCGAAGCGATCCCGAGGCGCTGTCTCCCGAAGAAATCAAGGTCGCGAGCGCCTATGTTTGGCTGCGCGAAATGCGGACGAGAAACTGAATGGCCAGAAAGCGCAAGCCTCCCCTCGCTCTGCTCAACTGCCTCCGTAACTATTACGCGAGGGTGGAAGACGACGGCTATGACGCCGCCGACAATTCCGCCAAGTGCTACGACCTCGCCATTGATACGATGAGACAGAAGCTGGTGTCGTTTCGCTGCGAGAGGATCGGGCCGCATAAGCTGTACCTGGGCGGCTGCACCCAAATCTTGCCGCTTCTGCCGCGCGTCGACGCCGTGGTGATGGACCCTCCGTATTGCAGCGGTGGGTTCTCCGAGACGGGCAAAAAGCAGGCGAAGGGGATGGGTTTGCGCTCCGAGACTATTCGCGATGTTGGTTGGTTCGCTGGCGACAACATGACGACGGCGGGCATTTCGTGGCTCATGAGCTCGGTGGCGGGCTGGTGCTACCAGTTACTTCCTGACGGGGGCACGCTAACGGCGTTCACGGATTGGAGGATGGCAGGCCACCTAGCCCCGGCCATCGAAAGTGCGCGATTCCGCTATCAGAACCTTGTGGTCTGGAACAAAGGGAATGCTGGGCTAGGGACGGGCTTTCGTGCTCAGCATGAGCTTGCGATGCATTTCGCAAAAGGTACCGCCGCCTATCACAGCTTTGACTATGGGAACGTGCTGACGATCCCGCGAATGCATTCATCTGAGCGTGAGCATCAGACTGAGAAGCCCGTTGATCTCATGAAACAACTGCTGACGGTTGTGTCAGCGGATGGCGCTACCATCCTTGATCCGTTCATGGGGTCTGGGTCAACCGGCGTCGCGTGTGTGAAGCTTGGTCGGCGTTTCATCGGAATTGAGATAGAGCCAACTTACTTCGAGATCGCATGTCGTCGCATCACCGAAGCCATGAATCAACCCGACATGTTCGTGGAGTCCGCCAAAGCTCCAGAACCAGAACAGCTCACCCTCTCGGAGGCACCATAGTGGCACGCAAGAAGCAATCAAAGCTGATGTCTCTGCGCGATGTCTCCGGCGCAGCTGACACGCGAGCCGAACGCGAGGACCGACTGCTCGCGGCTAGTGGGTATCACAAGGTCGATCCGCTCGAGCGCGAAGCCGACAAGCTCCTAGCCGAGCAGGACCATGATCTGCTGCTGCGTCTTGTTGAGAGCACAGAGGCAATCCGTGAGGGGATGGAAACCCTCAAGCTCCCATCCAACGACCCGGAATACCTGCGCCGCCTGCAGACCAGCGAAGCCACCCGCAACGCCATCGCCAACCAGCTCACCCAGATCGACCTCGTCCCTGATGGGGACAAGACGTACCTAGGCGTCGGCCGTTTCACAAATCATGAAGCCCTAGAACTCGCTCGCAAGCTCGCGGATCACTTCGAGACCAAGATCCGGCAATACGATCCTCGGTGATTGGCGTCAGCGCAGAAAAATGGAGACGACGCCAAATGCTCTCTTGGGTAGCCCTAAAAACTGTGCCGCAACACAGGATAGAGTTCCTTGTTCTCCATCGCATTACCCAGTGGGAGCGCCCCGCGTTACTGCCCGTCGAGATCGTCCACGAAACGCGCCCAGGCAAGAACCAGGTCAAACTCCGGAAATACGCGCTATTCCCGACCTATGTGTTTGCCGGCCTCCAAGACGTGAAGATGGATTATCTAGCGCTGCGCGGCGCCATCCCAGAAATTAAGGGCATCGTTAGCCGGGCAAGGGGAGAATGGTCGCCCCTCATCCTTTCCGACGCCGACGTGAGAATGCTATCCGCCTTGGTTGAGGGGACATCAGGCGCAACGGAGGTCAGTCTACATAAGGCGTTACAACCCGGCAAAAAGGTCAACGTATACATCGGCTCTGATGTCCAGGAGACCAAGATCGACAGCGTCACAAAAAAGGGCGTGAGGGTCTTGCTCAATATGCTCGGATCTATGCACGTCGTGGAGGTTCCATTCGACAAAGTGAGGGCCGCCTGACGCTCGCCGGCAACATCGGCAAAAATCGGTAGAAAGGGATAAGATTTCGCTTGCGTGAATTTGCGAACAATGGGAAATACCCAACTGTCAAAGTTTGATGTGCCCGTGGCTTCGGCGTGCTAGCCCTTCCCAAGGCGGATATGCGGGGAGCACGGTGCTAGGACAGCCAACCCGGCAAAACCCGAAACATGTCCTGAGAAATGGCCCATCCTGCCATCAACGGCAGCGTTTCCCAAGATGACGACAGTGCAGAGCTGGCGTCGGAGAGGATCTTTATCGCCGTCACTCCGAGCCTCCTAGCTGATGTCGAAGACTACCGTTTCTCTAATCGTTTCAAGTCACAAAGTGGCGCGGTTCGCAAACTTATAGAGCTTGGGTTGCGGGCTGCTGCCTGGGAAGCGAAGAAGCCGAAGGTTGGAAACTGAACGCTTCATTGTTTCACGGGAAGTCGGACAGCATAGCTGACCTATCCCCCCACAAACAGTGACGCCCGAGTGCTGTGGGAACAGCTACCCGGGCGTTGGTACTGACAGGGTTACGCGAGACCATCTACGCCACTCACGATTGAAACAATAGGAAACAATTGCGGCCCCATCATGACGCTCGCTTAGAAACTACACTCCGTCATCGCCGATGAAGCTGACTCCATGGTACGTTTCCTCGCAGAGATGCGCTTGTGGGGCGTTGCCGCCGAGCCCTGTCTACCCGGAGATGTGATAATCAAAATGACGCTCACCCATTGGGATATCCTCGCGCTGGTTGGCAATCAACTTGGCGTAATAAATCGGGTTCTGCAGGTGTGTCCCAATGAGGATGCTCTAAGGGACTTGCCAGCACAGCTTTCAAGGCTGGAGGAGCTGGTTGCGGCGTATCTTGAGGCACCAAAGGCCCAGAAATAGAGATGGCCACCACTGAAACTCCTGGCGATCTTCGAGCTATAAAGGTGCGAGGCACGCCTTCAGTCAGCCCAAAACAAGCGAGATCCAACGAAGCGGACGCCGGTGCGGACGTTCGCAAGAAAAAGCGCCCCGTTTGGCACAACAAACTAGGTGACTGAATGACTCTACGAGCCCGAGATATCGTCGACATCTGTGACGAGCTCGTCGTTGAGCGAGTGTCTGTCACCGTCAAAGAGGGCTGGGATCACAATCCGCAGTTCTTTCTAACGTTCGGGCCTCTCGCTTATCGTCAGACCATCGTCATCGAGCCCTCATGGGATGTGGGCCGTGTGAAAGCTAAGCTGGAGGCCGCTAGGGTGTCTCCGCTGGTTGAGGCTCCCGCCCCCGCCCCAGAAGCGAAATCCCCGCCAGCGGCCACGCATAGAGCCAAACGGAAGAGGATCAGCAATGTTGATGGTTGATTGGGAGGCTGCGGAGCGGGCCAAGCTTACAAAATGACCGACAAAAAGAACAAACCAGCACATTCTGCACCTACAGAAGAAAAGCAGAATAAACCGCACCTTTTCCAGCCCGGCCAATCCGGAAACCCCAAGGGCCGCGAAAAGGGCTCACGCAACAAGCTATCGGATGACTTTCTCCAGGATCTGTACGCCGTTTGGAAAGAGTCCGGCCTCGACGTTCTAAGGCGCGCGGCGGAGAACAAGCCAACCGAATTCGCTAAGATGGTCGCCAGCTTGTTGCCGAAAGAGATCACCGTAAAGAATGAGCTTTCAGAGTTCACAGACGAACAGCTCGCCGCTCTCGCCGCTCTCGCAGCCAGCCTCCTCGGAGACGCTGCGGGCATTGATAGCAAAGATCGAGAAGGAAGCGGCTCGAAGGCTCGCCACTAATAAGCTGCGAACCTATAAGCCGTACAGCAAGCAACTTGAGTTCCACCGCAACGGTAAGGAACTCAATTCCCAGCGCCTCTTTATGGCAGGTAACCAATTGGGAAAAACTGTCGCCGGTGGGGCTGAATGGGCGATGCACCTCACCGGACGGTATCCTGATTGGTGGGAAGGCGCCACGTTCGCCAAGCCCGTGATCCTGTGGGCGTCGGGCGTCACGTCGGAATCAACCCGAGACAACCCGCAGCGCATCCTGATTGGCCCACCCCCAAAGGTTGAGGAGTGGGGCACCGGCATGGTCCCCAAGGATGCTCTTGGTCAAGTTGCTCGAGCCATGGGTGTCACTGGGCTTCTTGATAATGCCATTGTCAAATGGGGCGGTGGTGGTGACGTTCAGCAGGGCGAAAGCCTGCTGTACTTTAAGAGCTACGAGAAGGGCCGCGAGAAGTGGCAAGGCCCTACCGTGGATGGTGTTTGGTTCGATGAGGAAGCCCCGCTGGAGATTTACACCGAGGGGCTGACCCGAACCAACAATGGACAGCGCGGGCAGTTCGCCATCATGACGTTTACGCCGCTGCAAGGCATGTCGGAAGTAGTGCGGATGTTTCTGACGCCGCAGATGGTGGAGAGGTTAACGAAATGACCCCCGCCCGCTCGCACCGGCATCGAGCTAGCATCTAGCCAGTGGTCATAGCGGGACGGGCGTCGTGACTGGACTATATAGCACGTGAGCCGCTTTGTCACGTTCATGACAATCGATGATGCGGAGCACTACAGCCCAGAGCAACGGGCCGCGATCGTCGCCAGCTACCCAGAGGCAGAGCGCGAAGCCCGCGCTAAAGGTATCCCGGTTCTAGGCTCTGGTCGCGTTTTCCCGGTCAGCGAAGACAAGATCAAGGTCGACCCGTTCCCCATTCCCAAATACTGGGCGCAGATCATCGGGATTGACTTTGGTTGGGATCACCCATTCGGCGCCGCCAGGCTGGCATGGGACAAGGACACCGATACGATTTATGTGACGGCCTGCTATCGCGAGAGACAGGCAACGCCGCCCATTCATGCCGCGGCGATCAAGCCATGGGGCGCGTGGATACCAGTCGCCTGGCCGCATGACGGCCTGCAGCACGACAAGAGTTCCGGCCTGCAACTCAAGGACCAGTACGCCACGCATGGTCTCAACATGTGGCAAGAGCACGCAACGCACGATGCGGGCGGGTTCGGGATCGAGGCCGGCATCAGTGAAATGCTGGAGCGAATGCAGACGGGCCGGCTCAAGGTGTTCTCGAACCTGAATGAGTGGCTCGAAGAATTCAGGCTTTATCACCGCAAGGACGGCCTGATCGTGAAACTGGCCGACGACATTCTCTCGGCAACGCGCATCGCCGTCATGATGAAGCGGTACGCTTTGGAAGGTGGATCGGATCCTCGCCCGCATCGGTCTGACTATGGCAGCGGCGGCGATGACGGGGAAGGCTGGAAGGTCGCATGAGCAAGCTGCTCGATCTCTTCGGCGAAGCCCTCAAGGGCGATCCGTCGCGTGGGTTGCCCACCAAGGAACAGATCGCGGCGTTCGCAGCAGAAAAGATCGCCACCCATCCCGCCATGTCTCAGCGATTGATGGAAGCAGTCATCCTCGACGCCTTGGAGGAATCCGAGGTCATCGAGCGTCATCGTGATGCCGAGCAAAGAGGATTGTTGGACTGATGCTCGACACGATGCAGCCCCAAGGCATGGAGCCGCCCGCCCCAATGATGGGCGGCGACATCCAGTCGCCGGACATACAGGCATTCCTCGCCGCAATGCGTGCGCAGCAGATGCCGGAGCCGGAACCGCTCGCCGAACGCATCGAGGCGCCCGACCTGTTCCGCATGTTCCAGGCGTGGGAGACCGCCAAGGCCGCCGAGAACCTCGAGATGTACGAGGCGGAGCGCTACTATCACAGCAAGCAGTGGACTGACGCTGAGCTGAAAACGCTCGCTCGCCGCAACCAGCCGCCATCCACCAAGAATCTGATCCGGCGCAAGATTGACTTTTTGGTCGGGCTGGAGCAGCGGCTTCGGCGCGATCCCAAGGCATTCCCGCGCACGCCAGAGGCCGAGGCAGCCGCCCCCATCGCCACGGCAACGCTGCGCTCCATCCAGGATACGACGAAATTCCAGAGCGTGGCGTCCGAGTGCGCCCGTGACGCTCTCATTCGCGGCATTGGCGCCCAATGGGGCGGCGTGGTCAAGGACAAGAAGAGCAAGCACCAGATCAAGAAGCGCCGCGTCAAGGGACAGACGTGGTTCTACGACCCGCGATCGGAGGAATGGGATTTCAGCGACGCCCAATTCATGGGCGAGGCGCAATGGACGCCGACCGAGGTGGCCAAGGATCTGCTGCCTTGGGCGAAGGAGACGATTGACCAAATCGGCGAGATCGCGGCCGGCGGCCAGGCCATGATGCCCCAGCTGTTCCCAAAGGAGAAGAACTGGACGCAGTGGGTAAACAGTCGTGAGCGCCGCATCTTCCTGGTCAACATTTGGTATAAGTTCAAAGGCGAGTGGATGTGGGATTGGCTGGTTGGCCCGACTTCGCTTTGCCCGCCCGAGATGGACTGCCTGTCGCCATACGTCGACAACGACGACGACAGTGCGCGCCCGTACAATGCTTGGTGCCCCTACGTCGGCGA